ATGGGCATCGAATGGAATGACGGCGATTGGGGTAGTGAATTGACGAAGGCAGCGGCCGTCCTGCGCAAATCTGGAATTTCGGAAGAGCAAATCGCTCGTCACCTCGACATCGCTGGTGACGTCTTGATTCGCCATGGTGTACGACCGCGGGTCGTGCCAGCTATTACCTCTGCTCCGGGGTTCTTCGAGGGGGTGACTTACCTTCTCACAGTGCCTGTGACCCCGAATGAAGCGTTCGATATGAATATCGAATTGGCTATGGCCGAAGACGCGGCCGGCATCGCGAAGGATGTAGCGTTTGACGTCGTGTTTGAGGCCGCCGAAGCATGAGTTCCACGCCACGCCAGCTCGTTGATTGCGCAGCAGCGATGTTGCAAGGTGCAACCGACGAACCTCAGTTTCGGGCTATCTGCAGCCGGGCTTACTATGCTGCTTTTCATGCTGCGAATGAATTCCATAATGCGCTGCCTGCCCCAGGGTCAGTCGGAAATGCCAACGGCCGTCATGAACAGTTGATTGCGCAGCTTGCGAATCCACAGATTAGCAAGAACAACAAGCGCTATCACGTTTCTCAGGCTCTTAGCAAAAGTCTTAGACCTTTGATCGCTGCGCGCGTGTTGGCTGACTACGAGATACATCTCTCAGTCGACGCTGCTACTGCCGCGTCGACGGTCACAGGTGCCGATACGTTGATCACAAAGGCGGTCTGAACCGCGCGGCGCTATCAAATTGGCTGTTCGCGATCGGTACCGAGCGTCTCACGCTGACTTCGACACCGGTAATTGCAACCTAATTTCGGCAACGGGTGCGCTACGCTGCTTGATATATGTTTCGGTCATCTTCTCATCCGTGTGCGCCGCAGCAATTTGTAGCGCCTTGACGTCATAACCGGCACGCTCGCCGTCCGTCAGCGCCTTCGCGCGGATATCCTTCACCGTATATTTCATGTGGCCGAGCTCGGCGCGCTCTGCCGCGGCTTTCCATGCCTTCAGAACCGTGTTGGCCGCATAGCGTTTGCCTCTGCGCGTATGCACCACTGGCAGATCGCCGATGCTAGGGCGACCGTCGATCTCTTGGACGCGCGCGAGCACGGCGGCGATCTCCGGCGTGATCTTGAAGTCGACGCGCACGCCGCTCGAATCCTCAGTCTTCGACGGCACGAAGTGAATCACTCCGGCGGCGCGATCGATGTCAGACCAGCGCAGGTTCCGGATCTCGGTCGAACGCTGTGCTGTCAGGTAGCACAGATCCACGATGCATTGCATCATTGGACCGGTCGGCACCTCGGCGGTCACGTCCTTTCCAGCGCGCTCGTATGTGACTTCGAGCATGGCTGCGCGGATCGCGGCAAAGTGCTCATCGGTTATATAGGTCTGGCGCGCCTTCGGTTTTTTCAGCTTCACTTCCTTGCAGGGGTTCGTGTCGCGCCTGCCATTATCGACACACCACTGAAAGAAACCCGATAGAAAGGCGCGCATGACGCGCTGCATGTGCAGCTTGCCGGCATATTTGACCTTCAGCCAGTTCGAGATGTGCGTCGGCTTTACGTCGACCACGTTGACCTTGCGGAAGCCGTTTCCGGCGTAGTCGCCATATTTCGGCCACGCCTTTTCCTTGTGCTCGCCTCGCTTCTCCCGCACGTACTGATCGATCAGCGGGCGCATGTCGCCGGTTCCCTCTGGGCGCTCGAGCTTTTTCCGTTCGGCGCCCAGCCTCTCGACAAGTTTCGTTTCGCCTTCCTCGATAGCGCACAACCGGATCCACCGGCCGGAGATTGGTTCTGACCAGTACCAGGCGCCGTGCTTTGGGTACACACGCGGGTATTTAGCTTTCTTCCGGGGCGGCATTGTCAGTCGTAACAAAGTTCAACGGTTGCCGAATTTCCGGCTGGCGCGGTGCCGCTCTTCTTCGCGAGCAGCGCGTCAAACTGGGCCCACGTCATAATCAGCGTCCCATCGGCGCAGCGGACGACGTCGATGCCGAAGCTCGCCTTGAACCACTCCGCCTGTTTAGAGTAGCGCTTTTTTCCGGTGACCCGTTCCAGGTCTGCCGCGTCCATCAAATGCTCGCTCATTTGATATCCCATGCATTGCGTGTCGTTTCGATGATTCGGGCTGCTGCGTTGGTCATGCTTCGAATGTGAATGGTTTGGGCCGCGTGCTCGCGGCGATGTATAGCGGGTGCTTCGGGCTGCCGTCCTTGTTCAGGCCGAGGTGCATCAAGCGATTGCGCCAGCCCACGATCCCGAAGATGTGCATGAGCTCTGCTGCGCGCGGTGCCGCGGCGGCGTGCGCACCCCATGCGCAAATGGCCGTGTGCGCGATTTCGATCGCATCCATGACCGCACCGTCGGCCGGGTTGCGAGGGCCAAGCGGATCAGGATGCGTCAGCAGCTCGTCCGGATTGGTCGCGCGCAGCGGGAACAGGTTGACGACGTCGAGGCGTCCGAAGTTGCCTGCTATGGCGCGCGACATGCAGCGCGTGATCGTAGGATCGTCCGTAAGGTGGTCGGCCGTCGACGGGTTCAGCATGAGGAAGGTGATCGTCGGACGCGTGCGGTCCCACTCGCGCCAGAGTCGGTACCGGTAGGTGCCGCAATCGCTCAGGATGCAGCCGCGCTCGCCAGCGAGGTCCTTGTCGGTCAGGTACTGCATTAGACGATCCTCCTGAATTCCAGGACCCACACCCACGGGTTCATGTCCCAGCCATAGCCGCGCGCGGCGTTGAGGTTGTCCCACAACAATCGATACTGGCGTTGCGGCCACTCGAGCCTCCGCGCAGTCTGTTCTGGTGTCTCGCCAATCGTGTTCTGGCTGTCGTCGGCAAACCTCCCGGCGAAGTCGCTCACGCCCTCTGCAAGGGCGTCCTCGTAACTGATGTCCTGCAAGCGCTCGACGCGCACGCCTGCAATTTCGAGCGTGATGCGCGACGCCCAGCGCGGCATGTGGATGGACGGAACAGCCGCGCCGGCCTGACCGCGGTATGCGTTCAACTCGATCCAGCGCTCGGCGGCTTCCCGCGTGTTGGCGATCGGCGCGAATGTGTCGTCTGCGAGATAGCGCACGCCGTCAAGTCCGTCGGGCAGTTCGTCTGCACGGCAGGTCTCGCGGACCCATAGCCGGTCGCCGGGCCGACCGTAGGGGCAGTTGCTAATGTGCCAGCCCTCTTTCGGCTCCGGAAATTTCAGCGGGCGCCGTGTCTGCGTCTTCCTGCCGTCGAGAATCGCGCGCACCATCGGGCCGCTGAAGAGGATCGGACGTTCGGTCATGCTACGATTCCTCTGCTTAATATCCCTAGGAGACTGCTATGAGCGATCCGATCGAACAAGTTGACCGCCGTTTCATGGATCAACTGCTGGCTCTTTCGAAAAAGCCCGGATCTCCGGTCGATTTCGACGTCACCGAATGGATGCTGACGCGAGGATTCGCACGGCCGCAAAATCTGCCGACTGATGCAGCGCTCGGCGGTCTCGTGATCACTCAGGCCGGTCTTGACTGGCTGAAAATCACGAAATACCCCGGCTAATTTCATCGGCGCACCTGGTATCACTCCAGTACAGATCAACTCGGTTTTTCTGTTTACGCTCATGCTACGATTTCCCGGCTTCTTGACAGCAAAAGGGGAATGCAATGCAAACGCCGGAGCAACATGCCGAGTTCAAGGCGGCCTATGACTCTTACGTTGATGCGCGCAGTCGCTACGAAAAAGAGCTGCTCGCCATCTTTAGAAGAGAAAAGGAGCTCAGCGAAGAAACGGTCCATCGCCTCGCCGCTGAAACCGTTGCCGCGCACAAGCGCTTCGGCAAGGCCGCCGCTCCGTTCACAGGAGGGCGCGAGATTCCAGGCTGACACGATCATCGCGCCTCCGGGAATTCGTCATGCGTGCGGCCGTCGAGATGTCGGCCGGCTTCCTTCTTACCGACTCGATACAGGTCCGGCTCATCGTCAATATGGCCGCCGTCGCTTGCCAGGTCTGATTCGCCGACCATCCATTCGCCGCCGAACCAGTCGGCTGTCTTGACAATGCCGGCGTGTCGTTCGACGTTCTCGCCAGGCGTCCATTCTCCCCATTGCTTGAACAGGAACGGCACGCCAGCGGCCGCACACTGATCACGCAACGACCGAGCCCACTCAGGATGCATCGGCCGTGCGCCGTGCCCGCTTTCGCCTCCGACGATCACCCAGTTGATGCCGCTCTGGATCATCCACGGCTGGCAGATCTTCGCGCCTGATCCCTGATCGAGGTCGGGACCCGGCATCGGCCGCTCGAGGTCGACGGGTCCGAGCAGCGGCTCCATCGACAGGAAGCGCACGCGTGCCGGCGTGATGAGCAACTTTGGAATGTCGCGATTGGCCTCTTCCTGATTGACGATCGTCGCGCCGAGCCAGACGTTCGACCATGGCCAGGGCGTGTTGATGCCACGCCCGGCGAGCTCGAGCGCGCGGGTGATCACCTGTCCGACATTGCCGATGCGCTTCGTGAGCAGCAGCCAGTCAAGGTGCGGCGTTTTCCAGATCAGGTCGAACAGGTCGGCGCGCCATGCATCCGGCACGGCGTTATCGAACACGTCCGCGAGCGATGCGCAGAACACGCGCTGGCGAGCTTCCTGAATGGTCGGCTCTCCGCAACGTGGGCAGACGCATGCCTGGTCAACGGGAGCATCGAAGCCAGCCGGGTTTTGGACAACCGCGCATTCGCGGCGCTCACCGCGCCAGCGGCACGCCATGCACTCGACGTAGGGCTGTGCGTTCCAGCGCAGCGGCTGTTTCCAGTTTGCTTCCGACGTACGGCGGCGCGGTGCGCCTTGTCCCCAGTTGGCGGCCATGCCACCGGAGAAGCGTGCATTGCGTGCCTCGGCGTAGCAGTGGTCACAGCCCGGGCCGACCTTCTGGCAGCCTTCCCACGGATTGAAGGTGTGATCCGTCCACTCGATTTTGCTGTTCTCGCTCATGCTAGGATTCCTCGAATATCGTCTGGGAGACCACCGTGCCAAATCGCGAATACATCCGAAACGGACACCTCATTCACATTGACGTTGATCTGGACGCGCAGCGCCGCTGGCGTTGGAGCTATACGATCGACGGAGGCGGGTACACCGAACTCCTCGAGCGAGGGCTCATAGGCGAAAACGCTGCGATGATGGAGGCCGAAAACGACGCCAACTTCAAGGTTGACCGAATGCCTGCCGGGGACGCGGTGGAGTAACGTCACGCGTCGCTCCTCGCGCCGGATGCTTCACTGGCGTCGACACGTTCCCGCATTGCGGCTAGTTCATCGCGCGCCACGGTCCACCAGTCGTTGCCATGCTTCAGAACAAGTTTGACGAACCAGTGCAGGACGGCGGCCTGCTCGTCTTCTGCCTTGGGCTCGATCTGAGCGCCGGCGGCGCGCATTAGGTACGCAACCGGCCCGCAGCGGAAGTTCGGCCAGCCGAGCGCTTCTCGAAGGTTATCGGTGAGCTCTTCAGGGAAGTCTCGGCGACTCTGACGCAGCGAGTTCAACTGCGCTACAGCCTGAGAATGAAATTTCGCTTGCTTTTCGTATGTGCGCTTCAGCGAAGCCTTATACGGCTGCGGCAGATTGGCCTTGTTGTTCTCGGCCAAATTGGCAAAGCGTTCGTGCTGTTCGCGATGCCAAAGAAAGAGCTGATCGAGCGTCACGATTCGCTCCGATGCTCTGCGGTCAGACGGTCGATGCGCTCGATTTCGGCGAGGATCAGGGCGCCGGCTTTGACGAGATCGCGTCGATATTCAAACGGTTTCCACCATTTTGCAGCCCATGGCCAATCCGGCGGCGGATCCCCGACATTCGGGTAAGCGTCTGTGAAGAGGGCATAGCAGCCACCTGCTGCAGCCATTTGGCCTCCCTTGTGGGAGTCGTCATGCCGCGCCGTCCACCCTTCGGACTCGACCTGACGCCGACGCTCAGCCAGCACATCACGCGCAGCATCCGTCAACGCCCCGCCATCGGCAGGCGCGGAATCGTTCTTGCCCTTCGTCTTGACGCTCGCGACGCCATTGGTTGGCACATCTGCGGGGCGCCAGATAAACCCGCAGTGGTGGCAAAGGTGCGAACGGTGCGGCGGGTTGCTCCACACGCGCATCTGACCTTGTTCAATGTCGTGCGGATCATCCGCCCACTCGGGGCCGTCGATGTGTTGCACACCGCACTTCGGGCAATGCAGAACCATATCGATAGGCTCGGCAGGCGCGGAGAGGTTGGGGGCGGCGGCGAGCATCGCGCGGTAGCATCCCCAAAAGCTCTTGTCTTTCGGCTCGCCGCGCTGGAACGCCAGAATCATTTCCGGTGTCGCTTCAACCGGAACCAACTTGATCGATTTGCGCACAACCGGCTGCTTATCGTTGCTCATGTCGTTGTCCTTGCAATAGTCGAAGCGGCTCGGCGGCGCGCATCCTGTGCCATTGCGAACACGTTCCACCAGGAGTGGGGCCAGTCTGTTGAATGCATGTGCACTAGCAGCTCGGTGTGAAACACCTTTGCTGAGAACAGAAACCAGTCACGCGCGCTCATGGCTGCTCATCGAGAAAAAACCGGGCGCATAACGCCGATGCTGCAAGCGTGGCAGCCGTCCCCATCGTGACTGTGCGGCGTTGTCGTACCGCAACGAGTGCAGCGATAAAGTTGGTACATCTTCGTTCCCCTTGGTGACTGATGAACCCTACGGGCTATAAGCCGGGCGCTGAACGAGCCGCCCGGCGAGCCCCGCGCCGGAGCGCGAGCTACGAAACTCGGTTACGTGGACGCGAACGGATCGCCGAAGAAGAACGGGTTGCCGGTCTTTTCCTTGATCGTCGAAATGACCGTGGTTGCCGCGGCTTCTAGCACCTTGTCGTGGCGGATCAACTCGTAATAGAACGTGAGCTTGCCGTCGCGCACGCGGTATCGCAGGCGCGCGTCGATCTGATAGGCGTCGCCATTCCAGAACACGGGGATACCGATCGCGAAACGCTCGAATATCTGCATCTTCTGGAGCGTTTGGTCGTCGTCGTCCTGGACGAACGACATGTTGACGCCACCGTTTTGTAGGCGGATCGCGCTCTTGAAGCGCATGTCCTGCGTCGCTTCGAACTGCAGCGCCATCTGGAGCATGTCGGAACCCGACGGCAGACTGCTGTCGGTGAGGCTCGCGATGTCCTTCAGGTTTTCCTCGAGGAATGCAGCAAACTCGGCCTGGTTGAACGGTTGCTTGTTGCGACCGATCCAGCGCCGCCATTCCTCGCTGAACTCGGGCGAGAAGAGCGCGCGGTGATCGCGCCAAGCAGGCTTGTCTGCATCCTCACCGTGGTCGTTGAGGATGCCTGTGAAGGCCACTTGCCCCTTCGTGTAGTCGGCCTGACACCAGATCGTGCAGTCGGTGAGCGAGCCGTGGCGCTTGAGGTAGTCGATGAAACTGTCGGCATCGCGCAGACGCACAGTCGCGAGTTTGCGCAGTGGCGCCGACAGCTTTTTCGAATCGTCCCGTTCCTCGAGGCTCCAGCCAGGCGGCAGGGCCACGCGCTTGATATGCGCGTTCGTATTCGACGCAATCTCTTGCGGTTGCTTCATCTCGCGTGCAAGGGTTTCGGCGAGGTTAATTTCGTGTTTGTTTTCCACGTGATGATCCTTGATGGGTGGGGGATTAGGCAGTCTTGAGTGACGACGGCGGGGTGTCTGAGGCGCGTGGAACCTGCTTCAGATCGAGTTTTTGCTGGCGCGGATCGTCCGCAACGAGGTTGCCTTCAACCGTTGCGAACAGCATCGCCTCCATCGGCTCGTCGGCGGGCTTTTTCAGCGTGGATTTGCCCGTGACGAGCATCGCGCCACCGCGGGTGGCCTTCTTGACGGTGACTTCGATCAAGAGTTTGCCGCTGCCGCCATTCGCGTCGATTGCGCGCACGAGCTCGCCGAGCTGCTCGCTCGCGTTATCGAGAAGGGTTCCGCCGGCGATTTGGCGAAGCGTGTCGGTTATTGGTCTTATTGACATTAGGACTCCTGTGCGCATGTTGCGCGGCTATGAAGAAAAAGGACCGGCCACCTAGGAAGCACGGCGGCCAGCCAACGGGGACTAATCGATGTCGTTCGCGGCTCTCCGGCGCGCATCTACTTCAACGGGGCGCAACCTGACCGGCGCCCGCCGTGCCGATGCTTGGGGAGCGGGTTTCTGATCTGCACACGGGGCTCTGTCGATCCGTGCCCGGCAGATCGCGACCGCCAAGGCAACAACACATGGCGAATTGAGTTTTGGGTTGCTGTTACGGCCCATGTCCTTCAACTGTTGCGCAAGCATCTCAGGAGGCACGTGAATGTCGCGAGCGGGGATGCGGACAGCGCGTCTCATTGCCGCACCTTTACGTCCGCGAGTAACGTTTTGATGGCACGTCGTGCCTGCTCGACCGTAAGCGCCTGCTGGACAGCGTTGAGCGCGTGGCCGAGCGCGTCCCGTTGGCCGGCGTGGTAGCCGCGATCGGGATCGAGAGAGGCGTCGCGCTTTTCAGGACGATGCTTGTTCACGATGCAGACCCCGAAACGGCAGTGCGAAAGAAGCCCGATTCGCCCCATTGCTCCACGGTCGCATACAACAGGATGACGGCCGCAAGGACGGTGGTCGTGACAATGACGTAACGAACGAACGCCAGCATCGTCATGCTCCAACGCGCAACGCGACGCATAGATACCAGCAAAATCCGATTGCGACGCCGTATGCGAGCGCCGTGGTGACAGCGCAGACGCGGCGGCGCGGGGACGGACAGGCCCGAAGCAGGGCGTTATCGCGCTGAATACGTAGGAAGGCGAATTTTGCGATCTGCATCCGGTTCCCTTCGGGATTGCAACGCCGGGTGGCGTCAGTGCGTTGGGATGGATATTACCCACGGGTAAATATCGAGTCAATACCCGTGGGTAAATTTGAGGATAAAATTTGTAACGCCGATCCGTCAATCATGCAGGGTGCTCGACGGGAGCCGGCCGGGATCTGCTCGCGAACTTCGAGAGGCTGAACATAAAGAGGAGGGCGGACGTTGCCCTTTACGAGGCTCGTGCCGGGATTGCTAGCTGCATCGGGGTAACGCATGCTTCCGGGCGCTTAAATTTTCCCGGTGGCGCATGTAGTTGGCGGTAGCCAGCCTATGACGACACGAGTATCAATTCGTCAATCTGTGAACGCTCGAGGGTACGATCGAATTTCGAATTAAATACTTTCTGATTTAAATGAAAATATAAGAAATTCTTATTGGCTATATACCTGTCAACTCTAGCAGGTTGACAATATTAAAGATAAAAAAGCGTTATTAAATTGACTGCATCTTCGTTGTTTGGTCGCGGCAAAATCAGTTGTGAATTGTGAACTTTTGTGCTGACGTGAAGCTGCCGCTGAGTGCTTGTCTTGTAAGGGGGGGCGGATCTGTTTCCCTTATGGTTACGCGATTGCCGCGTAAACGTTCGCTATCTTGCTTAACGCTTTTTTGAGCAAACTATTCGTACGAACAAAGAATGTGTCTCGGAATCCCTCTCGACATTGTTTCTTGTATCGATATTATTGAGTTGTGACCGAGAGCTGAATTGTGAGCCACTAGCTTTCTATTCAATATCCGTTGAGTGTGTTCGTACCCACGAAAATAAGCGCCCAAGGAATCCGGTTGAAATCTCCCCATTTCCGGGGCTAAGGTGCTGTGCATGCATACAGCATTCGTGAGACGAAAGTTAGGCAGGTGGAGAATGAAGGGGTCGGTGAAAACAACGGGGCGGCGCTGCGCGCCGGGGCAGCAGGCGAGGATCGTCTATTCGTCGAACGAGGCCTTGAAAGGCCGAGTTGTCCGAGTCGAACGCCTGCATTGTGATGGGCGCTGGGAGTGTGTTCTTGTTGGAGACCCCGTGCTGGGTTTGGCAGATGATGGTATTGGCTTGGTGCTCACACGCGATTGGCTGTTCCCGGACTCATATCTCGAGCCTCTAGTGGACGTGCAGCCCGACGGTTTAGCCGCCCTTGCCGAAACGCCGCTTCCCCGATGAGGCTTCATTGGGTTGTGCTATTGGCTGAACAAGAAGCTCAAGCATTTCTCTCAGCGGCTTGAAAGCGTGGGGTGGCAGACCTTTGCCATCCGCCTCAACGATCGCGTCAACAAGCTCGCGGGCGGCCGGGCTAAGTGCTGAGAGTGAGGCCAGTGCTTTCAGTGCCCATGTTGGGGGCAGCTCCAAAGTTGCCTCTCCACGTTCGCTGGGGATTGGACTAACTGAATCCATCCAGCCGCTTCCCCACCCGAACGCGGTTTCAATCACTTCGACCATATCCTCGGCTATACGCTTTCTGCCTTCCTTACCCGGGGGGTAGAGCATCCTCGCGACGTAAGACGGGCTTCGCTCAATTTTGTTGGCGAGCGCCGCCGTTGAGCCGCCTAGGTCGCGGTCTCTCACCTCGAGAAGGCGCAGGCGCCTATGTTCGTACTTATCCATACCTAGATTCAACCTCAACGTTACCAGCAGGTAAATTCCCTGCGGGTATTGACTTGAATTTACCTGCGGGTAAAATGCCCGCATGGACAAACTCCGACTCCTCCTGAACTCTATGGACGCTGACACTCAGCGATGCTTTGCCGAACGTTGCGGGACGACGATCGGCTACCTCAGGAAGGCGCTCAGCGCCGGTCAGAGGCTCGGCGAATCGCTTTGCATCAACATCGATCGCGAGAGTCGCGGAGCAGTGTGCTGCGAAGACCTACGGGACGATGTTGACTGGGCGCATCTGCGCGATACCCGTCCCCAGCACGTCCAACAGCAGGAGGTCGCGTGAAGCCGGTGCGCAGTCCGTTCGTAAAACCATCCTTGAGACGCTACCGAAACGCCGGTTCGAACTGGTCAGAAATTCTTGACCGGCGCGCGCGGGAACGAGCAGCGTGTCACGCGCGCGGGCTCCAGGTGCGGATACCAAGGCTCAATTCTGAGGAGGAGTTCCAGTTCGTTAATCCGAGCCGCGGATCGTGGTTGTTCCGGATGCTTCGACGGCTGTCCAATCTTCTAGCGATGCGGGGAAGCTGACGTATGGAAGTTCGTCCCACAAGGGCCAGCCAATCCTTTGTTGAAAGACTGCTTCGGCAACCGCTTCCGGGCTTGGGTAGCTTTCCTTGATTACTTTCGGCTGGAGAAGCATTTCGCCGTTGGACGCAAGCTGAGGCGCTTCATACACGAAAAGCCATCGCGGACTTGCCTCGACTATCCCGCGAATGCTCAAAAGTCCAAATGGCGAGCGATAGATATAGATGGTCATATTTTCAGCCATGGGAGTTCCAAAGGTGGATACGGTTTGTGTGAGAGCAACTGATTCGACGGCGCGAGCCGGAGCCCTCGCTCAACAGCAGGAGGTCGCGTGAAACCTGTCTCTCGAGAACCTGTCACCGTTCTCACGGTGTACCCCGTTAAAGCTTGGCGCGGTATTACGCAAACCGATGACCCAGACGAGTGGACGATCAGCTTCAACACGGGGCAGTCTGTACTTCGCCTGCGCATGCCAGTTGGAGTGGCAAGCGAACTTGCGCAGGCAATCACAGGCTATCTCCACAGTCGATCAGAGGGCTATCGGGTGCCGGTCCCAATCTCCGATGTCGTCGGAAATGCCGAGAACACTGGTGTCGAATCCGGGCGAGAAAGTGGTGCCCATGGCTAGGTCGTCGGCTGCTTGCGCCGGAGTGTGGTAGCTGCCCAGCGATTGGTCGTTAAAGACGGCATGCCAGCGTCCGTCGCGAGTCGGGATGATATGGAACGTGCCACGACGTGTAGCGAAAGAGTACCTCACGGTCATGCGTGCTCCCTTTGTGGAATTGGTTGATGGATCGATGCGCCGACAACTTTGGTCGGTAGACGGCACATCGAATGGAAGTGTGGCACGAAGGTGAGCACGCACCTTACGCACCTTTAAATAGTGTCAACGGGACTTTATGCCCGTTGACCCAAGTTGAAAACCACCGAATGGCGGCGCGATCTGGTGGGTAAATGGCAGCGAGGCGATTAGTCATGCTAAGGAAGGCAATCTGCAAAATGATCCGGGCATTTCCCGGTGGATGGCCGGCGATGGCTGGTGCGCTGGGCATGTCGCAGTCAGCGCTTGAAAACCGCGTGTACGAACGCAGCGGTCAGCGTTTGCACCTGGATACCGCGCTGCAGATGCAGACATTCTCCGGCACCACGCTGCTCGCCGAGGAGATCGCACGGCGGAGCGGCGGAATTTTTGTAAAGGTGCCCGACGTCCTGCCAGACGATCGGGATGCGCTCCTTGCGAAGTTCAACGCGCTCCACGCCGAGTTGGGCGACTTCTCGCGCGACTTTTCGCGTTTCGCGGCGCGCAACGAGATAGGCGGCCGGGAGTTCGCGGTGTTGGAGGCGGACGGGGAGCGAGCGATTCGCACCGTCGAGGAGTTGTTGATCCTGATTCGAAAGTTGTACTGCCGCGTGCCCGTGTCTGTGATCGGCGGCGCGCTTGAGGACGCGGAGGACGCAGTGTGAAGGTCGAAATGGGAAAGATACCACTCCGCATCGCGCTCGACGGCCCTGCGGTCGGGGACGTGTACCGGGCGAAGGGCGGGCGTGGGACAACGAAATTTTTCGTGATCGCGGCGCTCGCGGGGAACATGGCGCATGCGCTCGGTATTGATGCGGACGGCAACATAGTCAGCACGACGAGTTACGGCGTCGACGTGTTCGCGTGCCGTGACATCGTTGGCAGGGTGCCGGCGCTCGCGCAAATGACCTTGTCGCTTGAATGGGAGGCGCTGTGAACGTACCGGCGCGCCCGATCCTCCGTTACCACGGCGGCAAGTTCCGCCTCGCGCAATGGATCATCGAGCATTTCCCTCCACACAGGATCTATGTGGAGCCGTTCGGTGGTGCGGGCTCAGTGCTTCTATCCAAGCCGCGCAGCTATCAGGACGTGTACAACGATCTCGACGGCGAGGTGGTGAACCTCTTCCGGGTTACACGCGATCGCGGCGACGATGTTGTGCGCGCGCTGGAACTCACGCCGTTTTCGCGCGACGAGTTCACGCTGTCATATGAGCCGAGCGGCGACCCGATTGAGCGTGCACGGAGGTTGGTTGTGCGTTCGTTCATGGGTCACGGCAGTAATTCGCATAACCGCACGACCGGCTTTCGCCGCCACTCGCGCCAGTCGGGCACCTCACCGTGTAGGGACTGGCACAACTATCCTCCCGCGCTCGTCGAGATTATCGAGCGGCTGCAGGGGTGTGTGATTGAGAATCGCGACGCTTTTGGCCTGATTTGTGAACAGGATAGCCCGGAGACGTTGTTCTATCTCGATCCGCCATACGTCGCGTCAACGCGCGACAAAGGCACCGACTATCGGTTCGAGCTGACAGATGAGCAGCATCGCGAACTGGCCGAGCTGCTGCGCGGCGTGCGCGGCATGGTCGTGCTGTCGGGGTATCGAAGCGCGCTCTATGACGAACTTTACGCTTCGTGGCATCACGTGGACTGCGCCACGATGGCGGACGGAGCACGCGCACGTGTCGAAACGCTCTGGATCAATCCTGCTTGCTCCGCGGCTCTTTCCTGTGCTCGTGCGCAGCGACCTCTTGATCTGGAGGTCGCGTGAAGCGCGACATTCTCACCTTTCCGCTCGACCTCGGTAGCGAACTGATCGTCGGCAACGTTGCCGGTGGCGGGGGCGCGAGTACGGGGCTGGAGCGCACCTTCGGCCGTCCGGTCGATATTGCGATCAATCATGACGGCGACGGGCCGCGAGCTGCCGCTCGTGCGTCCATTTACGGGCTTTGTGAATAGCCGTCGAGCATAGGAACTGCAATGGCAAAAAACAGCATTGACGCATACGGCGCGCAGGGGAAGACGAACGTGCTGACGTTCGACCCGGACGACCTCGTGCTTGTGACGGATGAATCGCACCCGCTGTACGACTCGCGCGTGCATTTGCCGCTCGACGAGAGCATGGTGCGCAACATTGACTATCAGGGCGTAATCCAGGCCATTGAGGTCAGCAAGAACACCGAGACCGGCGATATCGAAGTGGTGACCGGCCGGCAGCGCGTGAAGAATGCGCGCGAGGCCAACCGGCGGCGGCGCGCGCGCGGCGAGCCTATCCGGCTCGTGCCGGCTGTTGTGCGGCGGCTGAAGCCTCATGAGCGTGCGAGTGTGCTTTCTGCAGCGATGGTGAGCGAGAACGCGATTCGGCAGCAGGAAACGCCCATTACGCGCGCGGAAAAGATGGCACGCCAGCAGGCCATGGGGCGAAGCGACGAGGATATCGCGATCCTTTTCGGCTGCAACGTCGCGACGGTGCGTGCGACGGTACAGCTGCTTGACTGCTGCTCGGCCGTTCAGAAGGCGGTCGAAGCAGGCCAGATCAGTGCCACGCACGCGAAGCAGCTCGTAAAGCTGACACCGGATGAACAGCGCGCGAAGGTCAAGGATCTGATCGAGGCGGGCGACGGCGTACAGGGTCACGAGCGGTCGCGGAAGCAGCGCGCCGTGCTGGCGGGCGAACCACCGACGCGCATGAAAACCCGGAAAAAGATCGAGACGGAGCTCGCCACGGCAACGGGCGAGCGCGCCGCGGCGTTGCGCTGGGTGCTCGGCATTGAAGAGTCGGCGGCGGCATTGCCGGGGCTGGCGGACGCGAAGGCTGCGATGCAGGCGTTTGACCAGGAGGTGGCGTGAGCGGAAAGCTTACGGGCATGGTATTCGACCGGTATCCGGAAGGCGGCGGCGAGCTAATTCTCGCGCTGAAGCTGGCGGACAACGCGCACGACGACGGCACACACATTTTCCCGAGCGTCGACACGATGGCGGAGAAGACGCGCCAGTCCCGGCGTGCCGTCCAATACCAGCTCAAGCGCATGCGTGAGGCGGGCTGGCTGATTCTCGTGCGTGCCGCTCGTGGCGGTCGGGAAAGCGCTGGACGACCCGCTGAATATCGCATCAATCCTGAGTGGATAAAGGGTGCAGATTTTGCATCCTTAAAGTTATCCACAGAAAACTCAGGAGAACTAGAAAAGGGTGCAGATTTTGCACCCAATAAAACCGAAAAGGGTGCAAACGGCGACAAGAAAGGGTGCAAACCAGCGCAGAAAAGGGTGCAAAACGAAGCAGAAAAGGGTGCAAAGCTTTTGCACCCGAACCATCAGTTAACCATCAAAGAACCATCAGCAGCAGCAACCGCGCATGAGCGCGAGGCTGTGGACAACGTTGGCGATGACCCACCGCCGCAATCGCTGCTGCTGCCTGAAAGCAAAAAAACCGAAACACCATCGGCAGGCGAGAACGCGTCGGGACTCGATGCGCCCGTCGACGATCCGCCTGACGGCGCCGATGAGCGCGCAATGGTTGCGCTGCTGCAGGACCTCGAGCGCGATCGCGGCAAGGCGTTTGCGCTGGCGAAGAACGACCGCGTGCAGGTGCTGACGTGGGTCGGACGCGGCGTGACGCTCGAGCAGCTGCGCGAAGCGCATCGGCGCGCGGTGGCGGCGCGCGAGCGCGATAGCGACGACCGGCCGGTCAACGCGGGCTTCGTTGCCCGTTTCGTCGAGGAGGTGCTGGCGACACCGGCGGCGCGCGACAGCCCGTCTGGGTCGTGGTGGGAAAGCGATTCCGGTATTGAAGCCAAGGCGGAAACCGTTGGCATCAGCCGGCAAAAGGACGAATCGACGCCTCACCTGCTGGTTCGCGTGGCTAAGGCGGCGCGCGACAAGGCGGCGATCGAGTTTGCGCTGAAGGCAGCTGAGCGCGTCAATCCGGAGTGGTATCACCAGGTGCGCGCGTTTTTCGGCGATGCACTTCTTCCCGTGGACGACTACCCATCGTGAGCAATCCAACCGAAAACGCATTTTGGCTGGTGTGGTCGCCGACTGGCGCGAGGCCCCCGAAACACCGGCACCTTAGCGAGCGATCCGCCATCCAGGAAGCCGAGCGCCTCGCGCGCGAACATCCGGGCGAACTGTTCGTCGTGCTCGAGGCGATCGCATCGCGCCGTGTGGACGCGATGGTGCGCACGACGTTCATCAATGGCTCTGCCGGGATTCCGTTCTGACGAAGCGAAACGCACTTCGCTACCGGCTCAAGCGGTATTTGACGAAGCACAACATCGATATCAGGGAGGTGTAGATGGCAAAGCAGAAGAAGCCGACGGTCACGCTTAACGGCGTGCTGGCGGTCATGCGCAAGGGCAGCGAATACACGGCCGAGCAACTGGGGCGGTTGCTGGATGCTCCGTTGTCGAGCGTGCGCAGGGTGCTGGGGAGCGACCAAGCGCTTACGCGGGTTGACAAGCGCGCCACGGAGCGCGGTCAAGTTTATTCGCTCGCGGGCACAGCTAGAGGATTCGCGCGCCACCAGGACTTGCGCGTGCGCCCGGATCTCACCTCGACGCTTACAGGCTACACGGCGACGTTCGAAAGTCAGCGGGCGCTCGCGGAACTGACGCGCAGGTAGCGCCATGAAGCGTTCAGCGCCGCTCCAGCGCCACACGCCGCTCGCTCGGACTGGCTTCAAGCGAAAGGAGCCAAAGCCGTTCGCGCTGACGCCGCGCAAGCAGTGGCTGCGTAACAGCGAAATCCGGCGGCGCGTGAAGCGGCCGACTGTCGCGGATGGTTCGAAGTATCTGGCGGCGTGCCGCGGTGAAGAGTGCTATCTGCTCGTGCCGGGTGTGTGCTGTTCGGTGGGCTGGGCGCACGAATCGGTTGTCGACTGCCACAGCAACCAGTCGAAGCACGGGAAGGGCGGCGCGCTGAAGGCGAAACACGAATTCACGGTACCGGGCTGCGGACCATGTCACTACTGGCTGGATTTCGGATCGGCGCCGCGTGAATTGAAGGTCACGACATTCGACACTGCGTACGCGCGCTGGGAGCCGGTACGCGCGCGAAAGATGGGACTAACCCAACCTGTATCGGAGGCCGCTTGAGATTGCTAGTGCGCATGCCTCTCGACTTCGAGATCGTTGGTGCGACGCGAGAGGCCTATGAAACGTTCGAATGCATAGTCGCGCGCGTACGGCTGCCGGTGCAGGGAACAGGGAAGGCCGCGTACATCTTCGTCGATGTGGATCTACCGGAGAAGTACCGCGAGCTGGCGGCGCGTCGGCTGCGCAATCCGGACGGCACATACAGCGTCGAGGCGAAGCTGGAGGACAACCGGAAATCATTGGCGCCGTTCCTCGCGAGCGGCGATCTGGAATGGAACGTGAGGGAAAGGGCATGAACGTGGAAGAGCTGTGCGGCGCCGAGCTCGACTATGAAGTCGCGCTTGCCGAAGGTTTCGAAGCACAGCTCTGCCGTATGTACGGCTGGTCGTATTGCCGCATTGACGTGCCGCACCATGGCTACAGCGTATACGAGCCGACGCACAACTGGCAGCTCGCCGGCCGAATCTATGACCGTCAACATTACACGCTGTATCCGCGTCTTGATCGGCGAGCGGGCGGCGCGCCTCCGGTGTGGGTCTGGCTCGCAGAAGCGCAGAACAACCCGCACTGGCGCGGTCAGTTCGTCGCCGAATCACCGCTGGTTGCGATTTGTCGTCTACGGGTGGCAGAGGCGGCAGCAGAGCGAACGCAACACCAGACGACAGCGCGACGGTGAGTATTTACGGGATGTGGTGTATTGCAATGGCAGGAAACGACAAATGACAGAAACGACAGAGAAGCTGTTCCACACGACAGAGGCCGCGCTCAAATTCGCTTTCAGCTATTCGATGCAGCAACAGGACCGTCCCCTCGTAAATCGCATGGCCTCGCCAGCATTGCGAACAGGAAAAGGTCTCGCTGGCAACGACGGTGCGGGGCAGGCGGGTATGCTGCGTCGCGAGTTGCAGCAGCTATCCGAACTCGATCGGGCTGTGCTGATCGCGCGCTTTGCTCCTCGATCCATTCCATGCCAATGTCGGCATTCGTGTTGCTCAGGTTACAAAATCAATCCTGAATGGGATGACGCCTTGCGAGTGCTCGAGCAGGCAGCGCTGACGCAACTCGCTGGGCATCTTTCAAACTATGTGCTTCGCAGGCGACTCGTCGAAAAATCGATCGGCGTGAAGGTCGAATTAAAGGCGCTCGCATGCGCCTGTGGAGTCTCGGAAAATACCGCTTCGGCGCACTGGAAGATCATCAAGGAATGGATGTATGGAAAGCCAAAGCCCAAAAAACTGAAGGATGGAAAGCGCGTGCGCGTGCCTGCTGGTGATGGGACCGCTGATGTTGTTCCCCACAATGCGGCGGATGGTGGCGAGCCCACGACATCCTCGGACGGGCTTGAATCGTCGGCGCGCAAGCGTGCCGACGAACTGCTTTCCTCGCTGAGTTTCATCGGGCAATGAGGAATTTCTTGAACATTGAGGTTTTCGACCGTAAAATAGGCCTTAATCTGACACTGTGAATAAGTGTGTCTAAGGCCCCGCCGGCTTGCCGAGCGGGGCTTTTTGCGTTTACGCGCCGTCTCATTTCAGGATCGATCGCCATGAAAGTCACCGTTACCGTCGCAACCGCTGCTGCCGCACTGCCTGCTGGGCTAGTCTTCGGCGGCATCAAAGTATCGCTCACCGACAGCAAGAGCAACCCTGTTGTCGATTCGACCGGCGCACCCGTCGCAGCGCAGACGCTCACCGCCGCTCCCTATGTGGCTGAGTTCAACAACGTGCCGGACGGCGCGTACTCGGCGACGGCGGCTGCTATCGACACGACTGGTGGTGACATCGGCAATGCCATCACGCAGGCATTCACGGTGAATTCGGCAGCGCCTGCGACGTACGATTCGCCGCAGGGCATCACCATCACGGCAAACTGAAGCGAGTTCGCTAACTCTTCTGCAGTGGCTGGGCAGCCATGATCAAAATCGACGTTAATACCTCGTTCGACAAACTGGCGCTCAACCTGCGCATGTTTTCGCGGGATTTGCCGTATGCGACGTCGCAGGCTCTGAATAGCGTCGCGTTCGAATCGCAGAAGACGATCCGGACCAAGACGTTGCCGGGCACATTCACGTTGCGCAACAAGCGCACGCAGCAGGGCTTTCAGGTCGATAAGGCGACGAAGGATCACTTGACGGCTACCGTCGGTAGCCTCGACTGGTGGACGGCCGAACAGGTTGAAGGCGCGAACCGTCGCGCAGGCAATGAGGGGCGCGAGAGCGTCAAGGTTAACGGGAAACCGTACCTTGCAATTCCTGTCGTTGGTGCTGGCAGCAAGGTGTTGCCGAAAAAACAGCGTGCGAGCGCGTTGATCGCGCAGGGCAAAGCGTTTGTCGTGCCTCTTAAGTCGGGGTTGTATGCCGTGGCCGCAGAAGTCATCGGGCAAAGAGATATTCAGGTGCTGTTTATCCTGAAGCCGATGATTCATGTCAAGGAGCGGTTGCACCCTCAACAGACCATCAATACCGTCATCCAGAAGGTGTTCGATGGGAAGCTGGAAGCGGAATTCGAGCGCATCGCGCGCAAGGCAGGTGCATCGTAGGTTTGGGCGGCGTATTGCAGCGCCGCATAGCTTGGCATTTGTTGACGTTTTCAGATTTCCCGTGCGGATAGGATTGCCTTGTTGCCATACCATCAAGGGGAGTCGCGGTGTTCAAAGACTGTTTGCGGGGCTGCTGGGAATGGTGGAATCAGCGTAGTTTTAAAACGAAGTGCTTTTCGGTGCTCACGGCTGCGGTCATCCTCTATTCGCCCTTCGCTCCAAAGCCAACGCCGAAACCGGAAAAAGCCTCTGCTGAGCAGCACAAAGAAGATGCGGCACAGCAGCAAGAGGTGGCACAGCAGCAAGAGGCGGCCGAAACGCAAGAGAAGGTGGTCAAGGAGGCCGCAGAAGAAAAGACTGCGCAGGATGCCAAGGAAACAGAGGATCTCCAGAACAAAGGAGTATTGCTTACGATGCGCGCAGTAAAGCAGACGTTGCGCGATCCGGACTCCGTGCAGTGGATTGAAGCAGGCGTCAGTCCAGACATGAAAGTCGTTTGTGTGACATTCCGCGCGCGAAACGGATTTGGTGGTATGGACACCGGGTTTGGGGTATTCGCTGGCGGAAGATTCTCCCAGACCGAGAAGGTTTGGAACACGAACTGCCATAGAGATGACTTGGTAAATAAGAGTAATGTCGTCTTCTCAGTGAATAACGGGTACGCGAGCGTGGACTAGCAGCGGACCCACGTGAGACAGAAGAATTGGGCGGCCATGTGCCGCCCTTTTTCTTTTGCGCTTTCAATCAGTGTCCCACCGATTGAAGGTGCGCCATGATGGTCGTCAAATTGGCACTGGGCCGCAGCCTGCCGCCGCTGAAATGTAGGCTCGGCAACGAGGTGCAGACGTCGCGCGGGACGCGCAGCCCGCACGGTGGCACCAAAACGGTGCGGGTCCTTGTTTCTGAAGGCCGAAACCGCGGGGAATGCGGCGACGCGCGTTCTTTAAGTAAATTTCGGGCTCAAAACACCCCCCGTCAACATCAATATTGCACTTTTACGTGATTTGCAATAATTGCGGAGCGCCTTATTGCACGCGGTTTGTATCGAATTTCGACTTGCAAGAATGTTGGTGCGGAAGGGGTGAAAAACGCCTCACGAATTGACAGAGGGGTTCCAAAGATGGCGCGAGAGCCGAAAGCTGCCGAAGCGGACTTCGAAGTGTCGGCGCACTGGTTGACACAGTTCGGTCCCGTCGCGTCGATCGAGCATGTGGCGCGGCTTGCGGCAGACGGTGTGACGGTCAAGACCGGCCGTGGGCGCTACCTTGCGGGCATGAGCCTGCGCAATATGTGGAAGCGCGAACTCGAGATCCGCACGGAGACGCAGTTCGAGCAGGATGATCCGTTCAAGCAGGCGCAAATTGAAAACCTGCGCAGTCGGACGCGGATCAACGATCTGGAACTCGCAAAGCTCGAGGGTGAGCTCATGGCAGTCTCGCAACACGTCGAGCAGATCGCCGACCTGTCAAAGTTTTTCGCGACCTTCCTGGACACATTGCCCGACGTACTTGAGCGGTCGGCTGGTCTTACGCCCGAACAGGTTTCTGAACTCGCACGCAAGATAACGAGCGTGCGCGCTGATCTATATAAGAATGCCTTATCTGTCGTCTTACCCGATAAGCAGCCTGTCGTCGGGCCGGATGGAAGCAGCGGAAACGCTGGAGATTCTTCTCCCGCCAAAGCGAGACAAGGTAAGCGAAAGCGCAATAGCAAACCTTCGGATTAGCACGCCGGGCGGCTACGAGGGGCCATGGGATCCGTCGATCACCCCATACGTGGTCGAGGCGATGGACTGTCTTAACCGGCGTGATCTGGACGCTGTTGTGTTCGTTGGCGTCGCGCAGAGCGGCAAGACCCAGGGACTGGTGGAAGGCTGGCTCGTCTTTACGGTGGTCGACAGCCCGGCTGACATGATGGTTGTGCACGTGACTCAGGATGACGTACGGACATTCAGCCGCGATCGCGTCGACCGGATGATCTACGCCAGCCCGGAGATGCGCGCACGCCTGTCGCCCTTCGGCAACGACGACAACGTGTTCGACAAGCGTTTTCGCGCGGGCAACCGGCTGCGGCTCGGTTGGCCGGCGCCGGGCAAGTTCCGCGGCAAGAACGTTCCACGCATGGCATTGACCGACTACGACGGGTATCCGTCGGACGTTGGCGGCGAGGGCGGCGCGTTCACACTGGCTCGCAAGCGCACGACCTCGTTCATGTCGGGCGGGATGACACTGGCGGAAAGCTCGCCGGGTTTCGAAATCCTCGATCCTGAATGGAAACCGAGGGCCGAGCATGAGGCTCCCCCGACCGAGGGAATCCTCGCGCTATACAACGACGGCGATCGCCGACGCTGGTACTGGACGTGCCCGCATTGCACTGAGATGTTCGAGGCGTTCAGTTGGCCGGAACATCCACGTAGCGTGCTGCATTGGGATACGTCGATCGAGGACCCCGAGGCGGCCGGCGCGACAGCCCATGTTATCTGCCCGGAATGCGGCGCAGTGATCGACGAGAGCCACAAGCACGCGATGAATAAGGCGGGAGTCTGGCGCGCGGAGGGCTGGCGATCCGGTGGGCCACGTCGCTCGCGCATCGCGTCGTTCTGGATGTTCGGCGTCGCCGCTGCGTTCCAGTCGTGGTCGAGCCTGGTGTCGAACTATCTGAAGGCGAAGCGCGCGGAGGACACGACCGGCAACGCGCAGACGCTCAAGGCGACGCTGAATGTGGACTGGGGCGTTCCCTACATGCCGCCAGTCGCGACCACGGTTGCAGATCCCGACGTCTACCAGGCGCGCGCCGAGAAGGTCGAGAAGCGTCGGATCTGGGGCGATGTCCGATTCCTGACGATGGCGATTGACCAGCAGAAGAACCGCTTCGTCGTTCAGGTGATCGGCTGGGGGCCTCACGGCGAGCGCTGGGTGGTCGACCGGTTCAATGTGTCAGAGTCGGACCGGATGGGCGAGGATAGCAAGCTCATGCGCGTCGAGCCGTTCACGCACGCCGAAGACTGGCACGTGCTGGACAAGGTTCTCGAGCGGAAATACCAGACGGAAGGCGGGATTGAGCTTGAGGTGAAGCAGGTCGTGATCGATACCGGCGGTATGGATGACGCGACCGAAAACGCATATGCGTACTGGCGTCGCCTGAATAAGTTGGGAAAAGCGGCGCGTGTAATGCTGATCAAAGGTGGATCGACGAAGACGGCACCCCGGTGCGCGCGGTCGACGACCGAGTTCAAGCGGACCGGAGTGCCGCTGTACGTCCTGAACGTCAATCAACTGAAAGACGAGATCGACCGCTCGCTTAATCGCGAAGAACCGGGACCGGGCTATATTCATTTTCCGGAATGGCTCGGCGGATGGTTCTACAAGGAGCTGACGGCCGAGGTCCGGACGCCGGATGGCTGGAAGCGTCGGTCGAAGCAACAGGGCAACGAGGCGTTTGACTTGATGGTGTACAACCTCGCGGCGCACATCATGATCAAGGGTGAAACGATCGACTGGACGAAGCCGCCGCACTGGGCTCGTCCGCTCGCCGAGCAGGTGAACAAGAAGGAAGATGACTTCTCGATCTTCGAGAAGCTTGGCAGGAGCATGAATTCATGAGCGATCCGCTAACTACGCCACCGTGCGGGCCGGTCGCGCCGACGCTGCCGACGTGCGATCAGATGATGGCAGCCGCCATTACTGCATACACGGCGTTGCTGAGCGGAACACGGGAGGTCGTGAAGGTCAAGTCGATCGACACCGAAACCGAATTCAGTCGCCGTAATCCTGACGCGCTGCTGAAGTTCATATTGAACCTGCATCAGCAGTGCCCTTGTGCACAAAGCTATGCGGTGCTCGGCATTCCATGTCATCGCGCGCCAGGTAGGCCGAAATTTGTAGACCACGGATGGGAGGGCGCGTATCCGTTGCGTCGTCGCTTCTGGTAACCCTATGGACATTCAGATTCTTGATCAGCACGGCGTGCCGATCAGTGGTGCCGACGATCGCGTGACGGTTCATGGGGCAGCATTCAAGTCGGGGGAGCGAATCAGTCGTGAGCTCGCCCACTGGCGTCCGTCGCTGAAGAGCGCCGACCGGGACATGCTCCCGGAAAAGGCGATTGTCGAAGGGCGCGCGCACGACCTGGCGCGCAACAACGGCTTCGCTCGTGGCGCGCTTCAGTCGCAGAAAGATCGCGTTGTCGGGGCGAATTATCGCCTTCAGCTTCGACCGGCCTATAAGACACTCGGCATCGACTTCAAGACGGCGAACGACTGGGCTGCGCAGGTTGAGCAGGAATTCAGCCTGTATGCGGACGATCCTGAATGCCTAATTGATGCGACGCGTCGCCGGACGATGACGCAGATCCTGCGGGAATGTGTCGGAACCGAAATGCTGCAAGGCGAGGCGATTCTGTCACGCGAGTGGCGTTCGAGCCCAGCTGGCTACTCGACGTGCTTCATGACGATCGAACCCGAGCGGATGTGCAACCGCAATCTGACGATGGACGTCGACAAGATGCGTGCCGGCGTCGAGCTGGATGCGTGGGGTGCGCCGCTTGCGTACTGGATCCGGACCCGGCACCAGCAGGATGTCGATTATGGAATGAGTTCGTACACGTGGGATCGCTATCCGAAGTACAACCGGTTCGGCGATCTGAACATCATCCACGTGTTCGAAGCCGAACGGCCAAACCAGACGCGGGGATTCAGCCAGTTCGCGAGCGTCATTCAGAAAATGAAGATGGTCGACCGGTTTGAGGACGTCGAGCTGGAGGCGGCGATCATCGCCACGACCTACGCGATGGTCATCAAGTCGGAATTTGGTGCCCGGTCTGCCATGGAAGCGCTCAACGGGGCTTCATTTCAAGATCAGCTTTCGGCTTTCATGGTCGCGCAGGATGCGTATCACCGCGGAACGAACCTCACATACGATGGGGTGAAAATCCCCCACCTGTTTCCGAACGAAGCGCTTGAGTTCACGACGCCCAATCACCCGAACGCGAACGCCGAGTCATTCCGGACCTCGATGATGCGCCACTGCGCACGTGGAACGAACACATCATACGAGGAGTACACCGGGGATTTTTCGAAGACGACGTACAGTAGCGCGCGCGCCTCAATTGACGTTGCATGGAAGTACGTCAGCGGGAAGCGAGCGGGGTTTGTAGATCGCATCGCATCATTGATGGTGCGGGCGTGGATGGACGAGGCAATTACGCGCGGCAGGATCAAGCCGCCCCCAGGCGTCGACTACTGGAAAGCGAGGTCTGCGGTGACACGATCGACTTGGATTGGCGCGGGCAAGATGGTGATCGACGAGCTGAAGACGGCGAAGGCGAACCAGACGAAGCTGACGACAGGCGAAACGAACCTCATGAACGTGACCGCCGACAACGGCGATCGCTGGGACGAAGAGCTCGAGCAGCGCGCGCGTGAGATCGCGTACATGGAAGAGCTTGGATTGCCGACTACCGATCCCTACGCAGGGCAGGCAGATCCGGAAACGATCGCGATGCTTCAGGTGGAGACTGAATGAAGAGCTATCCACACATTGCGGCGCGGGCGTTGAATCGGCCGCTCCTGCTTGAACCGGGCTATGCCCGGTTTTTTTTCGCCGCGCTTTCTCCGCGGTTGAATATCAGCGAGCTCGTGTTGCCGTCTGGTGAATCGCTGGAGGGGCAGGCAATTGCTGGCGTGTTGAATGCCTACGATCCGTCGCGTGGGTATCGGGCCTACGACGTTCAGGGCGGCGTCGCTGTGATTCCGGTCGACGGCACGTTGGTTCATAAGAACGCCGCCCTTGACCCCGTATCAGGACTGCAGGGTTACGACGGCATCGAAGCGAAACTGGCCGGTGCCCTGGCCGATCCCGAGGTACGCGGAATCATGCTTGACATCAATTCGCCGGGCGGCGAGGTGTCGGGCGTCAAGGATCTGGCCACTAAGATCGCGGATTCGTCGAAGCCGGTTTGGGCCCATGCGAACGAGCTCGCTGCGAGCGCTGCCTACTGGCTTGCGAGCGCCGCCGACCGGCTGATTGTCACGCAGACGGCTGAGGTCGGCAGCGTGGGTGTGTTGGTGGCGCATGCGGACTACAGCAAGCAGCTCGAAGATGACGGCGTCAAGGTAACGCTCATCCATTCCGGCGCGAACAAGGTCGACGGCAACCCTTACGAGCCTCTTCCTGATGGAGTGCGCGATCGGTGGCAGGGAGAGCTTGACCAGCTGCGCATGCTGTTCGCCTCGAGCGTCGCAGACGGGCGAAAGATGGACGTGCAGTCGGTTTTGAGCACTGAGGCACGGCTGTATCGCGGGGGCGCCGCAGTCGATGCCGGTCTTGCGGACGCGGTCATGCCGTTTTCCGACGCGATCAATGAGTTTTCCACAACGCTGTCCCGTCTGGGCGGCACTTCGAAGGGGAGTGTACTCATGAGTACGCAAGGTGCCCGCGCTGACGCGCAGGGACAAGACGTGATGCTGGCTGCGGAGGCTCTGCGTTTGGCCGAAGAGTCCCGTGCCGAGGGCTTCAAGGCGGGCGCGGACGCGGAACGCGCGCGAATCTCCGCGATTCTCCAGCACGCGGAGGCTGCCGACCGTGGCGAATCGGCTGTGACGCTCGCACTGACGCCCGGCATGACGCCGGAAACGGCCGGCGCACTGCTCGCGACGTTTCCAAAGGCAGCCACAGGCGCCCGTACGGTCGCCGAACTGGCCGATGCGGCCGGCGTGAAGGCGGATCTCGCCAGCAATATGGGCGACAAGAAGAATGCGTTTGCCGAACAATCGGCGATGCTTTGGAAGCGATTTGGCTAGGCCGATTCGAGTGACATAGGAGAGCACGACCATGGACTTTTATCCGCAAAACGACCCGAATCTAGCTGACCCATACCAGGCATTCAGCAGCGAAGTGGGTTACACGCCCGATCAACTTGTCGTCAGCGCCGATGTTCACCTCGTCGAAGTCTATTTGACGGGCGGCGTCGCGTATGCGCGCGGTGATCTGCTGTCGTTCAATCCGGCGACCAATACGGTCAACACCGTTGCAGCTGGTGCAGGTGCGACCGCACACTTCATCTGCCCGAGCAATATCACCGCAGCGCAGTCGACCGCGCATGCTGCGGGTGGCTATTTGCTGCAGGTGTACGCCGAAGGTGACTTCAATGAACTGGCAATAACCATGCAGGGTGCGACCGTGGCGCCCGCTGATTTGCTCGCTGCAAAGGGCGCGTTGAACAATGCCGGCACGGTCCGTCTGCGCAAGATGAACTGATCAAACCGCTACCACCACCTCCTCATGGGTCGCTTCGCGCGGCCCGTTTTCATTTCTGCGGCCGGACATTGCGTACCCGGTCCGTGCATGGGAGTTGCGCATGTCCGCATATAGCATTTTCGATACCGCCGAGCTGGTGCAGTTGATCCAGACCGTCTTCGAGCCGGAAAACTTTCTGCTGTACTCGTTCTTCCCTACGGTGATGGAGTTCGACACCAAGGAAATCCTGTTCGAACGCTTCACCGAGAACGAAAGCATCGCCCCGTTCGTCAGCCCGAACGTCGCGGGGCGCCCGATGCGTCGCGAAGGCCGAATCGTTCAGTCATTCGCACCGGCCTACTTGAAGCCGAAGCACGCGATCCAGCCCGAAGAAGCGCTTCGTCGGGCGGCCGGCGAAGCGCTCGGCGCCGGAACGCTCGATCCGCAAGAGCGTTTCCTGCTGGCAACGCAGCGTGCGCTGCAGAAGCAACTGCGCGCAATCGAGCGTCGCCTCGAATGGATGGCCGCACAGGTGCTGGCGAAAGGCCAAGTCATTGTCGTCGGCGATGACTATCCGTCCGTAACGGTGGATTTCGCGCGCGATCCCAACAATACGATCGCACTGGCGGGCCCGGCGCTTTGGTCGCAGCCGACCGCTACGCCCCTCGACGACCTCGAGGCGTGGTCGATGCTCATCCTCGAGGCGACGGGCGCGGCCGGCTCCGACGTGATTGTGACGCCGGACGTTTGGAACGCGATCAAGAACAACCCTGTGTTCGTTGATCTGTTCAAACGCTACCAGAATCTGGGCGGTCCGCTGCCGAACGTGCTGCCGGCTGTCCAGAAGCGAAACCTCTACAAGGGGCAGCTCGGCAACTTCAACCTGTGGGTCTACCAGGACTGGTATCGCGACGAACAGGGCAACAAGATGCCGTATCTCGAACCGGGAACGGTCCTGATGGTCGCATCCGGTGACGACGGAATCGCAGGCGTCCAGGCATTCGGAGCGATTCAGGACGTCGCGTCGCTCCTCGCACAGAAGTTCTTCGCGAAGATGTGGGAGTCGCACGACCCGAGCGCCGCGATGCTGATGACGCAATCGGCACCGCTGTTGGTGCCGAGTCGTCCGAACGCAACCGTCGCCGCTACGGTCCTCTAAAGCCAGATCGGTCACTCAATGTAGTGGCTGTGCATACCCGTTGAAGGTGGTGTCATGGATTTGATTGCGAAGCGTCGACTGAAAGTCGATAGCCCGATCGTCGAGATTCCGGGCAAGAACGGTGGAGAGCCCACTTACAAGCGTACCGGCGTCGAAAAATGGATCTCGCCTGGTGAACAGTTCACCGTCTCGGACGATATCGGCGCGACGCTGGTCAAGCGGCATTTTGCGGTCGACGCCGATGCGCCGCCCGAGGCGAAGCCGATCGTACCGACGCAGACCGGGCCGACCGTGACCCTGACCGAGCCGCCGGCTGCCTGATCATGGCGACCGACTGGCTTCCGGCTGGCTACGTCGGTGGATTTGCGGGGCATTACGTCGAGGCGGTGAAGGCTCAACTTGCCGAGTTTGGTGAATGGGTGAAGCACCGCCCGTCAGGCGGGAAGGACGATTGGGTATTCATGCATTTCGTTGAACCGCCAGACGACCTTCATCTGGGGGGCGCTGTGCTCGAAGTGGCTGAGGTCAATCCGAAGCTTCGGGGGCTGATCGCGGACTTCGCAGTCGTGCCTGTGAAGTACAAGCAGTACGCCGAAGGCCATACGCGGAACGGGACCGGATCGCTGATGGTGGTGCGCGGCATCCTTTACGAAGTGAAGGATGTCAAGCTAAATCCGTGGGGCGAGGTGCGGCTACCGTTGCTCGAGATCAGCGGGCCCGGTGACCCGAATTTCTACACGGATCTTTCGACGTTTCTTTGCAGCGGGAGCGCGTGATGCTGATTCGTTCCGCAATAAGGCAAGCGATCGTCACGATCCTGTCTGATCCGAATACGGCGTTGCAGTCTGGATCGTGTGCGACTGGGTCCACGAAAGCGCTAGACCGGGTGCTTGACAGTCATTCCGAGCCGCTGCAGCTGCTGCAAACCGATGTCGAACTACCAGCGATATCCGTATACACGGACTCAGAGGATGGAGACTTCGGTGCGGGCATGTCGATGAATTTCAGCTCCCACGTTGACCTCGTCGTGCACATCGAAATGTACGCGAGCATGGGCACGGACTTCGACACCGAAATGCTGCTCGACAACATGGAGGAGCAGGTTAGGCGCAAGGTCCTTTGGGATGATCGGCTCTATCGCCAGCCCGTCCTGGACGAAGCCGGAAAACCCATTGGCTTCAATCTGCTTGTGCAGCGGATCTCCAAGTATCAGTCGACCCGCGCAATGGACAGTGAGCGACAGGCGCGCATTGGCCTTCGGCGATTTAGTTTGACAGTGCACTACGTTGAAAACTGTCTGCCACCCGAGATCGTGACCGGCGCATGCCTGGCGCCCCCACAAATGTCGTGCGTCAAGGCCGGCGTGCAGCTTGGCAAAGACCTCGTTCAGTTCAATCCCAAGTTTCCGGAGTAACTCATGCTGACCAAATTCGTAAAGCCGACGCGCGGCATCGTGTTGATGCCTGAACGCGGCTACCGCGAGCTGAAGGCTGAAGGCGAAAACGTGCCTGTCAACCCGTACTACATGAGCCTTCTGCGGTTCGGTGACATCGTGGAAGTCACACCCCCGGCGCCGGCCAAGGCGGTCGCGCCGGTGACGACTGCGGTGCCCACCGCGACGGCCACTGTAGTGCCCACTGCCAGTGGTGCGGCTGCCAGCCAGGGCGCGCAAGCCGCGCCGACCGCGTGACGCACACGCATACGCATACGATTTTCGGAGAATTACATGCCTGACATCACGATTCCGGGAGTGCCGCAAGGCGTCCGGGTGCCGTTCCTGTACTTCGGCGTCGACAACAGCAAGGCCGGTTATTTCCAGTCGACGGAGCGTGTCCTCCTGATCGGTCAGATGCTGCCGAACGGCAGTGCGGGTGCTGGTGCGCCCGTGCAGATCGTCGGTAACGAAAACGGCTTGTTCGGGCAGAGTTCGATGCTCGCCGACATGGCGCGGATTGTGCGCAAAACGAGCGGCTTCGCGGAGATGTGGGCGCTTCCGCTTCTCGACGCCGCGGCTTCAATCAAGGGTACGTGGATCGTTACGTGCGCGCTTGATCCGGCGAAATTTCAGAGTCCGGGTCTCGCTGGTGTCTATGTCGGTGGCGTCCAGTACACGACAGCCGTATTGCTTGGCGATGCTGCAACGGATGTCGCCAATGGGCTGGCCGCCGCAATCACCGCTGATCCGCAGGCCAAGGTGTCGGCGGTGGCAAACGGCAACACGGTGACGCTGACGGCGAATCACGCTGGTGAGACGGCCGGCCACATCGACGTGCGCGTGACCTATAACGGCATCGGTGTGCCGGTGACTGGGGTGACGCTTGCCGTAGCGCCCGGCGCAGTTGGCGCGGGCAATCCCGATATGTCTGCCGCGCTGGCGACGCTCGGGGATGAGCCGTTCAAGTGGGTCGCGATGCCGTACACCGACGCAACCAGCCTGGCAACGTCGCGGACTTTCTTTGACGACATGAACGGTCGGTGGGCGGCAATGCGGATGGTGTACGGAGCGGCGTTCAGCGCATGCACGACGCTGACACCTGCAGCACTCGCCGCGTTCGGCGCGACGAACAACGACCAGCACATGTCGATTTTGGGGCTGTATGGAACGCCTAGTGCGCCGTGGGAAGTTTCCGCCGCGCTTGCCGCATACGCGCTTGTGTACCTGTCTGACGCGCCGGAACTGTCCCGGCCAGAACAGACAATCGAGCTGACGGGAATCTACGCACCGGAGATCCCCGACCGCTTCAACAAACAGGTGCGCGAGATGCTCTACTACAAGGGCATGGGTGCGACGACGGTGGATCAGGCAGGCGTGGTGCGCCTCGATCGACTGCTGACGACCTACCAGGTCAACGGGCTGGGTGTCGCTGACAATTCGTATCTCGACATCAATACGATGGCACAGCTCATGTACTTCATCGAGTACATGAACAGCGGAATTTCGACCACGTTCCCGCGGGTGTCGCTCAAGGATGATGGGAACCCGGTATTTCCGGGGCAGTACGCAGTGACGCCAAGCGTCATTCGAACCTACATCATCGCGCTTGCAGACCAGCTCGCGGACCTGAACGTCATCGAAAACGTTGACGAGTTCGCGAATCTGCTACTGGTTCAGCGCGATTCCGATCCGAACTGCGTCGACATGATCCTGCCACCCGATTTCGTCAACCAGTGGCGCATCGGCAAGATTCTCGTCCAGTTCTACAACCAGTACCCGGCAACGAACTGAGCCGGCAGTCACGCAACCCGAAAGACCGCCTGACCGCGGTCTTTTTGCTTTAGGAGAGGCATATGCCGAACTGCGCTATTGCGGGCACGTTCTACCTCAATGTCAACGGACAGCAGATTTCCGCGCGCGGGGCATTCGACATTCAACCGTTGAATTTTGAGCGCTCCGCGGATGCAAACCAGGACGGAACGATCTACATCACGCAGAAGCCGACACCCGCGTCGGCCGAGGGCACGCTGTCGTACTCGAGCGATCTCGATTTGCAGACGCTGTACACCCTGTGCGACGTGCCGGTGACGATCCAACTCGTCAATGGCGATACCTTTGTTTTCTCGAAGGCGCACGTCGTCGGTCAACCGAAGCTGAACACCGAAAAGGGTGAAATCAGCAATTTCAAAATCGCAAGCAAGGCATGTCGTAAGGTGAATGGATCATGAGCGAAACGAAACAGGGAACGATGGTCGATGAAAGCGGTGAGGTAATCGTTCCGCTGAGCAAGCCCCTGATCGATCAGGAGGGGAAATCTCACGACAAACTCGTGCTTAAAGACCCGGACACGACCACCTTCGTCAAGATCGGCGACCCGTTCCGGATGGTCCCGGTGGACGATGGCAGATCGAGCAGCGTCGAGCTCAATCGCGATCGCTTGCTGTCGTACGTGTCTGCGGTTACGGGTATCCACCGCCCGTTGCTGCTCACCATGTCGCGCAAAGACATTTCGGCAGTGACGGATAAGATGTTCTCTTTTTTCGGGTGACGCCGTCGAACCTGGACGAATTGATTGACGATCTGCTGTTCAATGTCAAACTCGATCCGGCGTTTGTGATGGCGCTAAGCCTGCCTGATCTTATTCGGATGCACACTCGAGCCGTTAGCTACGCCGACAGGCATTCCGGGTAACGCATCAACCAGAGCCGCCGATGTGCGGCTCATCAAATTCGATCCGTACCATGTCCACTGCATTCAAGTCTAAGGTCGAGATCACGGCCACTGAGGGCGTCAGCGAGGTCTGCAACAGGATCAACGCGCGGCTCGGCGAGATGGCGCGCGTCGTTCACGACAGGACCAAGTTCATGATGAACGACATGGCGGCTACCGTTGGCGAGAAAATGCAGATGATCGCCAATCACACGAAGGGCCTATGGGGATCCTCGGGCATTCTCGGCGCACTAGGTGGCGCACTGGCGACCGGTGGGGCAGTGGAGAGCCTGAACGAGTTATCCGAAAAGGTCGAGCATCTGAGGATGCAGGGCGCCAGCATCGGTATGCCCGTAGCAGAAATGCAGCGTTGGAGCTATGCGGCTGAGCAGGCAGGCGTGGATGCCGATGTGCTGACGCGCGGCCTGGCGAAGATGGGCGAGACGGCATTTGATGTTGCGCGCGGCAAAGCCAAGGATCAGGCCGAGTTATTTAAACAAATGGGCGTCGCAGTGAAGGACGCGAAGGGGAACGTGCGCGGCATCACCGATGTCGCAATGGACGTTGCATCACGATTCAAGGAACACATGGATCGGATCAACAAGCTTCGCGATCAGGGAAATGCATCGCTCGCCGGGCGTCTCGAATCCGAGAGCAACAATGCTGCGCAGAAGATGTTCGGCATGAAAGCGCGGGAAGTGGCAGCACTCATGGCCGAAGGCAAGGAAGGGATTCGCAAGGCATTTGCCGAGGCTGACAGTACAGGCGGGGTATTCTCGGACGAACAGGTCGAGAAGGTTGAGAAGTATGCGAAGTCGCTGAAAAAGCTCGAATTTGCGAAGCAGGGGCTCTTGGTGAACCTGTTCGCGGACAAGATGGAATGGCTCGCGAACAAGGCGTCGGGTCTCGCAAGCAAGATCGGCGCGTTCGAAAAAGCGCATCCCGCGCTGTTCAAGATCGCGAGCGGAGCAATCGCGGCGGCCGGTGGCCTGATCGTGTTAGCCACCACGGCGAGGCTGGCGCAGATGGGTTTCACTTTCCTCGCCGGGGGGCAACTCGTGACCGAGATTCGCGAGGTTGGTCTGGCTGCTGCGATGTCAGCCAGGATGGTCGGATTAATGGGCGGCGCGGCTCGAGCAGCGGGCGGTGCATTGCGGGCGATCACGAGCATGAATCCATGGTTGCTTGCGCTCTCCGCGGCTGCTGCTCTCATCTATTACAACTGGGACAAGATCCAGCCTGTTGTTGAGAAGGTATGGAGCAATCTGGTTGGCGTTTGGGATGCGGTCGAGCCACTGGTTGAGGCATTCGGTAGTGGTGTATGGGAGATTTTTCGTTCTGCTCTGGGAGAGATTGGGGATACCCTTTCGCTAGTCTGGACGTCGTTGAGCGAGGTGGGTAAGTCGTTCGATAGCGTTGACACTGCGGTTGGAGATGCCGGCGCAAAGTTTGAAATCGCCGCTGGATTCGCGAATGCATTTAGCGTTGCGCTCGCGGCGGTGCAGGTTGTGGCGGACCTGGTCTCCGGCACCATCAGAGCGATTGCGGCATCGATCGACATCATCTCGGGAAAGATCAAGAGCGTTCAAGCTGCGGCAGACAAGGGCGGATTCATGGCCGGGGTTGCAAGTCTGTTTAACGCAAACGGCGAAGACCAGAAGATCATCGACGCTGCCACGAAGAAGGCGAATCTCGTCGGTTTCGGCGACAAGCTTACGGGTCACCTGAAAGCGCTGAATGATTCGACCATTAACCCTGTCACCGCGGGAGAGATGCGGGATCGCGCGCAAGAAAATGCGCGCCTCCTGGGGCGAGCGCCCGCGCGGACGATCAGCGAGCGACCGCAAGAGGTCAAGATGGCGGGACCCGTGGAGGTCAACACAAAGGGCAAGCTCGGCATCGACCTGCGCATCTCGGCCGATCAGGGGTTGAAGGTCTCCCAGTCGGGCGTCGATAAGAGCGGGGCGCCGAATATCGTCGGAAACGTCGGGGTATCGACGGTGACGCCATGACAGACATCATTCAGCCGTATATCACCAAGGCGTCGTTTCGAGGCATTGAGTTCGAAACGGCCGATCTTGGTGACGGAGGCGGTCGCCGCGTCATCACGCACGAATTTCCGAACCGGGAAGACTGGTACAACGAAGATAACGGCATGTCCCCGGACACGGGGAAGCTCGAGGGCTATATCACCGAGCCGAATTTGGCGAGAAAGCGTGACGAGCTCAAGGCGGCATTCAAGCAACCCAGTGCCGGGTCGTTGTATCACCCATACGAACGGAGATACATCAGCGCGCGGATCAAGACGTGGGAGATTCGCGCGTCGAAAGACGTGCTCGGGCGATTTGACGTATCGATCGAATTCGTTCGGGAAAGTGGTGACGCGTCGCCGCTTCAGGTCACCAACAACACGGGCCTGATTGCCGACACGGCGCAGTCGCTCGCCGATCAAGCAGTCGCGGCGTATCTCGACGCGATCAACGCTGGCGACATGACGCGCGACGTGCGGCAGCTGGTCGATGGCTATCTGTCGACTGCAATCGCGTGGGTGGGGCAGGCAAACACGCTTTCGTTCATCGCGACAAATTTCGACTTGCGGGGCTTGATTGCCGTTGTCGCAGCATTTGCACCCGGCACATTCGGGACGCTTGACACCGCGCTGTCCGTCGTGGACCTCGTGCAGGGACTGACCGCGGTATTTGACGACCGCATCGATCAGCCTCAGGTGACGATGAGCGGTGCGCCGGAGCTGGACGTTGAGACGTCTCCGATGACGGATTTCCAGCCTTATGCACTCTTGATGCAGTCTCTGCGCGATACGTCAGATATTTCGCTGCCGCGCGTCGCCGGGACGTCCGGTCAGATTGTGATTCTCAACAATGCTGCACAAGCGATCGAATCGCTTGTGTCGCGTACCGCGCTCGGCGAGTTGGGAAAGGCCGTGCTCGACGCGGATTATCCGGATCGCGATAGCGCGATGGCGGCGCGTTACGACTTTGCGCAGCGCGTGCTGAACGCACAGTCGCAGGCGGCTATCGATGGACAGATGGAAATCCACCAGATGTTCTCGGACATGTTGCGGTACGTCGGTGAACAGTTCGCGACGGTCTCCGACGACTTGCAGCCGCTCGATACGCTCAATGGCACCGTGCGTCGAACCTCGCTGTCGGTGGCCTACGATCTGTATGACGACCCGACCCGCGCGCTCGAGCTGATTGATCGCAATGGCGCGATGAATGGATCATTCTTGCCGCCTCAGATTCAATATGCCCGTGACGCAACAGACTGACTACCCAAACCTTGTCACGCTCGAGGTTGACGGGCTGACATTCGAAGGCTGGAAGTCGGTGAAGGTGACGCAATCGATCAAGCACGGTGCGATCGCGTTCGGGCTGGATGTCACTGAGCGATGGTACGGCCGTAGCGAGGCATGGCGGATCCAGCCAGGCGCGTCCGCCCGATTGTTCATTGACGGGACGCTGGTGTGCACGGGCTATGTCGATGCGCTGGAGATCCAGATTGGCGAGACAGAACATACGGTCAATATCTCGGGCCGGTCCAAGGCCGGCGATCTGATTGACTCGTCGACGGTCGTGCCAGGCGGAAATTTCCGTGGCGCCGACGCCATGTCGATCATCTCGGCCATCGTCAAACCCTATGGAATCGGGATACACACTGATCCGGAGTCGGATGCGCCGTCGCGCGTCGCCAATGCGCGATTCAACGGAAAGGGCGCGGCAATCGTGAAAAAGACCTCGAAGGGCGGCAAGGGAAAGAGCGGCACGGGCGCGCGCAGTGCAGGACGCCAGCGCATCGGTAACTTTGAAATCAATCAAGGAGAAAAGGCATATGACACAATCCAAAGGCTGTGCAAGCTGTCGGGCCTTCTGGTCTTCAGCCGCCCGGATGGAGATCTCCAAATTGCCCGATCTGGCAGCGACCGCTATTCGTTCGCGCTACCTCACGTCAAACACGCCGCAGCAAAATTCGATTGGACCAAGCGCTTCTCCCAGTACATCGCAAAAGGGCAGCAGAGCGACCCTGATTTCGGAAATGTTGGGTCGGCTGCGGTAGTCTGGACGAACGCGCAGCACGCGGCTTACGTCAAGAAGGCGCAGGCGCATCTTGCGCCGTCCGCGACCGTCAATGATCCAGCAATCGCGAACTACACCAGCCCGACCGGCAAGACGACGACCCGGTACCGCCCGTGCATCGTGCGTCCGGAGGGGCCAACGGATCCGGGCGTTACGCTCGAGCGCGCGCAATGGCAGATGTCGCGCGACTATGGCGAGTCGGTCAACCTCAAAGTAACCGTTCAGGGCTTTCATGCGCCCGATGGTTCGCTGTGGCAGGTGAACCGACTGATTCGGGTGACTGACGACCGGCTCAATCTCGATCATGAACTGCTGATCGCGAGTGTCGAACATCGGAAGGACGCGTCGGGAACGGTGACCGAAATGGAACTCGCGCCGCAAGGCGCCTATACGCCCGAGCCTGTCTCGGCGACGTCGGCTGGCAAATCGACAGGGAAGGCCGGGACCTCACCGCTCTGGACCCGGTAGCGAGAGAATTTCTATGAGTGACGCGAATCAGCGCGCCCGAACTACGTTCCGGCGCGCTTTTGTCGTTGGTGTTGCCAATGCGGCCAACAAGGTATTGACGCTGGTTGGGCTTGCGGATCAACAGAAGACAGCGGAGTGGATCGAGCCGTACGGCCTGGCCGCAATGCCGAAGATTGGATCGGAAACCATCGCGCAGTGCATCGACGGCGACGAGTCGCACAACGTCGTGGTGGTCGTGGGCGACCGGCGTTTCCGCTATGACGTTGCCGACGGTGAGGTTGCTGTGTATTCGTTCATCAATGCAAGTCGGCCGCATCGAATCCACTTCAAGAACGACGGAACGATCCAGTTGCTCGGCGACGAACTCCGTATCGAAGTGCCGCAGGGCGCAGATCTCATAGGCGATCTTCGTATTACCGGCAACGTGACGCTTGTCGGCAATTTCGATCAGACCGGCGAACAGACCGTTACCGGTGACGTGACGGCAAGCGGAACGGTGACTGGCAAGACGGACGTGGTGTTCTGCAACGTCTCCGGCGGTCGCCATCGGCATGACGAAGTTCAACGTGGCACGGATCTGTCGGGAGGTCCGCAATGATTCAGTGCACGCCGACGTATGGAGACGGGTGGGATTTTGTCGTCATGCCGGACCCGATGAACATGTCGGATTTCTCGAATCTGCCGGACTGGCAGGTACGCAACGGCGATCTGGCGGCCGACAACCAGTTGCACAGCGCGGTAATCATTCAGCTCTTTACTGAAGCGCGCGCGCCGGTCGATTGTCCCTTCCTCGATAACCCTGAAGACCGCCGCGGATGGTGGGGCGATATCTACAGCCCATTCCCGCCCGGAAGCCTTCTATGGGTGCTGTATCGACAGGCGTTGACGGACAAGGTGATCGAGTACGCAGGGTCGTATGCGAGCGACGCCATGCAGCGACTCGTTGATCAGGGTGCAGCCGCGCGGCAGCAGTGCGTTGTCGCTGCGAACAAACCTCAAGGCGCGATGTTCATCAATCCCGTGCTCTACGGGCGCGACGGGCGAATTATCTATAGCCGGGAGTTCCGGCGTTACTGGACCTGAACGGAATGGATCAACCGACTCAAGACAGCCTCATTGAGCGGATGCGGCAAGCCTTTCGCGCGAAGCTGCCGAATTCAGATGCGTGGATTTTCCCGAACAACCTGTGGATCGCGGCAACGGTTGTCGGCGGAATGCTTTGGGAGCTTTATGCACAGGCGGTAAATATTCTGCGTCAGGCGATGCCTGACAGAGCAACGGGCGTGTGGCTCCAGCGATGGGCAAACCTATTCCGCGTCTATATCAAGATGCCGACAGCGGCGATTGGGCCAGTCGCCGTCACAGGCATCGCCAATACGCCAATTCCCGCCGGAACGATCTTTTCTCGCGAGGACGAGACCCAGTACACCACGCAGGCGGATGCTGAGCTCGACGCGACAGGAAACGGGATCGTGAACGTGATGGCGACTACGACCGGCTCAGCGACGAATGCGCTGGCAGGCGAGCCGCTGTCGCTCATGTCGAGCGTGCCGGGTCTGGATTCTGACGCGACGGTGGGGGCTGCTGGCCTTGGCGGTGGCGCCGACATCGAGAACGACGACGATCTGCGGGCGCGGATGATCGCGCGTATGCAACGCCGCAACCGGTACGGCACGCTGCAGGACTACGTGGACTGGGCGCTGGAGGTACCGGGTGTTACGCGAGCCTGGGCGTATGCGGCTGGCAACGTCATCAACGTCTATTTCATGATGGACAACGCCTATCCGAACACCTACGGAATTCCCCAGCAAACCGATGTAGCGATCGTGCAAGCCTACCTCTCTGATCCGTGCCGCAAGCCAGTTGGCGCGATTCCGATGGCACGGTTGCCGGTCGGCGTACCGCTCAATCTGACGATCCGGTGTCCGAGTCCGTTCAACCAGACAATTCAGGATGATGTGCAAAGCGACGTTGACAGTTATCTCGTCCGCACGGCATCGCCTGGTCGCGGTTATACGGCTCAAGATCTGGGGCGTGTAATCGATACAGCCGCGCTGTTCGACTATTCGATGCCGCAATCGACTTTCGTGCCGAAGCCACCCACGCAGATCTTCACGAATGCCGTGATCGATTGGGAGACGTGCTGATGTCTGATTGCACCATTACCGGCGATAGCTGCGGGTGGAGTGAAGACGAGTACATCACGGCCATTCAGCAGAATTTGCCGAAGGGGCCTATCTGGGATCTCGGCGACGACACGCGGGTTATCAGTCGTTTCTGGCGCGCGATTGCAGTTGGTTTTTCAGAGTGCGCGACTTATCTCTGCGGCATTTTGGCCGAGTTGTTTCCCTGCACGGCAACGACGATGCTCGCGCGGTGGGCCGCGATCTTCGGCTACCCGAGCGACTGTCCGTCTCCACCGCTCACGACCGGGATGCTATGCGAATGGATTCAACTTCAGGACAGCTCGTGCGCCGGCCCGACGTTGAATTTCCTCCAGCAGGTTGCCGCGTGGCTCGGGTATCCGCAAGGCAGCCTCGCGGAGTGGGGGGTGCCGCAGTCTTCGATGGGTTGTGGCCAACTTGGATGTATGCAAATCGGCGGTAGCCCGGACGCTCCTGCGTTGCATGGATGCCGGCAGTTCCTGCTGGTGAATGTCAACGCGAATGCCGACACCGCGAGCGCAGATATGGGCTGCAGCGAGATGGGGTGCAACGATCTTTCATCGGGCAACTGTGCACCACCAGTCGCGACACGTTATGCGCAGATGGGTTCTTGCGGTTTTCAGTTGGGATGCTCGCCGATTTGCGGTGCCGATCCGCCGCCGATTATGTGTCTCATCTCGAAACTCATTCCAGCGCACGTGTGCGTTCAATATCGGGAGTTCTGATCTATGCAAGGCTTCAATATCAACGATGTGCCGGCGCCTGGCACTACGGTTCAGGGGCAGGTGATTCCGCCCACAGGCGGTGGTGGGTGGGGTACGAATTGCCAGCCTGGCGTCGACGGCACCACGCCGGATGCGGACTTCTTTAACGATCTGCTCGGGAACCTGTTGCGCGTATTGCAGGCGGCCGGGGTTGCTCCGACACCGAATCGATACGACGACTTGCTTCAGGCAATTGAGGAATTGATCGGTGCATCCGCGCAGCAACTTCAAACGACGATCTCGAAGCTCGGTCCGTATGTGCGTCAAGGCGGCGGCGCTAATCAAGGTGCCAACCAAATCTATGTTGGCTGGCGTACGACCGGCGGGCTCGCGGTCACGGTGGATCAGACCGATCTCGGTAATGTCGTGTTCGAGGCTGAACTCGCATTGGACGTTGCGAACTTGAACAACTCGATTGGCGGTGTCGCGAATGCCTTGAACGCGGACGTCAACAATTTGCAAGGGCAGATCAATGGCCTCCAGAACAGCATTAACAACAAGCCCCAGGTCGCGCCGAACGGCATCGCGGCGATGTCATGGAGTACGACGCCGGCGTACGGTTCGTCCGCCGGGCCGACCGTTGTCGATGACTTTTTGACCATTGTCTTTGCCAATGGCGAATCGCGCATGATCGCGACCACGACACAGCAGTCGGGGAACTGGTTTACCCCGCGAAACTACACGTCCTTTACTTTCTGAGGAAGCGGCATGAAATACGGTTGTTCTGCCACGTTCAACGGGACCGAGTATTTGACCGTCGTACTCGACTTGTCCCAGGTCCCACATTTCAATCCGGCGTCTCCGCCCAAGAATGCCTATGGCGTGCCCGACTATGCACTGCCTGGATGGATCGTTACGCACGCCGCTGACGGCTCGGTGTCGTTCGCGGCTCCCCCACCATCACCGCCCACTCCGGCGGGGCAGTACGCTGCGGCAGTTGCTCAGGGACTCGTTGTCACGAGCTCCTCGACACCAACGCTGAACGGCACTTACGGCGTTACCGATTCCGACGCCGCCAACATCAGCGCGGAAGCGCAGTTCATCGCGCTGTACCAGGAATTCACGAACGGAGCTACGACCTTTCCATGGGCGGACGCCAGCGGGCAGCCACATGTGTTTCCCGACACAGCGACCTTCATGGCCTTTGCGAAGGCCGCTGCGAAATATGTGTCAGCGTGCAAGCAGGCGCTCGTGGCCCTTCAGGCTGGCGGCACGGCGATGTTCCCCTCCAACGCAGTTGCGATCGGGTGAGCCATGCAGGGTTTTCTCATTGATTCGGTTAGCGTCCCGCCGAACGTTGTGGCTGGACAGACGGTTCCGCCGGTTGGGAACGGCGGATGGGGCCGCGATTGCGCAAAGGGCGTGAACGGCACAAAGGTCAGTGCTGACCCAATGAATGATCTGTTGGGGAACCTGTTGCGGGTACTCCAGGCGGCGAACGTTGCGCCCACCGCGAACCGCTACGACGATCTCGTCGACGCGCTAAACAAGCTTTACCGCGGCGTGTCGTCGGATCAGGGAAATGTGCTGCTGGTCGGCGCCGACGGAAAACCGCTACTCACAGACGCTGTTGTCAAGGCGCATGAGACGGTCACCTCGCAGACATGGGACGCAGTCAACAAGGTCTTGACGTTCACGAACGAGGCGGGCGTAACGCTGACTGTCAATCTTGCGGCCGTCGACGCGCATCTCGCGAGCGCGTCGCTTCAGGCTGGCATTCTTGTGCTTCACGGGGTCGATGGCGAGCCGGATGTCACGGTCGACTTGACGACATTCCTGCAGATGGTGCAGATGCAGGGGAGCCAGAGCATCACGCTGTCGGGCTCCGGAACGGTCGCTTCACCGCTTCAGGCCTCGGTGGTGCTCGACCCTTCAGTCGGCAACCTGCTGAGTGTGAGCCCTGCCGGCCTGCTCGCTAAGCAGGTCAACGCGGACTGGAACGCAACGTCGGGCGTAGCGCAGATCCTGAACAAACCTGCGTCTCTCGCGTCGTTGCCCGGTGTTGTCGTTGAACTTGGCAACAGCGGTCAAGCGAATGGCGGCATCGGAATCGATCAGGGCAGCTGGTATCAGATCGACTTTCGCATCGGTACGAACTTCTTTAACGGTCTGCAGGCGACGATCAATTCCGACGGTACGATGGTGTTGCCGGGCGGCGTCTACATCCTGTGCGGCAACGCGAAAATCATTGCGTGGTCCAGTGACACATACCAGTTGCCGGCACAGATGGTATTTGCAGTCGGCGTCGCATATTCGTTTCCCGGTGTCTATCAGTACGCGGTCCAGCGGTTCGCGGACTACCCATTGTCGACTCAAACGGTCTCAGGTTATTTGGGGTCACTTAATATCAGCGGCGTTCAGCCGAACTGGGGTGGCCAATCGTTATGGATGGGGTTTTCGAAGGTCCTCGGTTCGCAAAGCGCTGCGCCGTTGCACTTGCAAGGCGCGATGACCATTCTGAAAGTCGGTTGAGGCTCGATCATGAAATACCTGTATTTTCCTGACACGTTTCAGTATGCGGGCAGCGTATCAGATGAAACGGATGTGCCGTTCTGCCTTGGGGTAGCTCCACCGGCGAATAGTGGTCCGGGCAGCGTGGTGGTTGCGGACCCGGCGAGCGGCAACTGGGTGATTCGAGCAGAGACAGCTGCTGAGCTAGCTGCCGCGAAGACCGCGCAGACCTCGATCATCAACGCGGCGTGCAATCAGGCACTCGCAGCGATTACAACCGCGTATCCGGATCTCGAGGTCGCAACGTGGGGACAGCAACTCGCCGAGGCGACCGCATACACGGCAAACAACGCGGCAACGACGCTTCTGCTATCGGCAATTGCGCAGGCGTCCGGGCAGGCCGTTGCTGCTCTTGCAGCGGGTGTGCTGCAAAAATCTGCTCCCTATCTCGCAGCGTCGGGCGCAGCGATCGGCAAGCGGCTATCACTCACCGCGCAGATCGCAGGTGCGGCGACGGTCGCCGCTGTGAAGTCAATCAGTTGGTCGTAGACACTCAACTCAGACCGCCTTGATGCGGCTCGCAACGAAACCCGGCCAACGCGCCGGGTTTTTCTTTTGAAGGGGGGCGCATGCCTGAACCTGTTTCGGCGGCCAGCGCAATGTTGGTCGGTGTCGCTGCTGGCGTCGCGCTAGGCGTCATTGAAGCAGAACCCAGACTGGGGATGCTCAGCGGAGTGTTCTGTGGTGCCGTGCTGTTCCTGCTTCGGACTAGGGAGCCGTCGCGCCTAAAGAAGGCTATTTACTTCGGCATTTCGCTTGTCGGCGGCTATGCGATCACGCCAGCGGTACGCGCAGCTGCGGCCTGGCTACCAGAGTGGTTCGCCGCATTTATTTCTGCTGCATCTGTCGTGGTGGTAGCGATGATTGTGCTGGACTGGTCGGAAGTGGCGATACCGCAGATTCTGAACCGCCTCGTTGACATGATATTAGGGAGACAGTCATGAAAGGCCTGATTGTTTATTTTCACGCGCATGGGGCGCTTGACTTCGCGCTCCTGATGAGCAACGGCCTGATTGCTACCGTGATCGTAGGAATCCTGATGTTCACCCGGATGACGGGGGATTCATTGATCGTGCGACGTGCAGCTCTGGTCCGGTATGCGTTCGTGGTCGGCTATGGCGTGCTCGCCATTCGGGTGTGGTTCGGCTACTACCACACTCCCGTGGAGCCAACTGAAGTTGCGGTCAATGCGGTGGTGTTGTGGCTTATTCGACTTGTGCGGGGAGATTTTGTGATCGCAATGCATGCCGTGAGGCTGATCCGCGCGAGGCGAGCCTCATGACGTCGGGCGGGGTGGCAAAAGGAGAGGATTATGGAATGGTCAGATATCGCAGCGGGCGTCGGCAGCGCTGCGCCGGTCATCAGCAGGCTATTGGATGGCCCTGCGGGTGCCGCAGTGGGTGCCTTGATCGCGGCGGTGCTGGGTACCGATGCGACGCCGCCGGCGGTGTCCGCCGCGCTTGCCTCTGATCCCGATGCGCCCGTGAAGCTGCAGGGGCTGCAAGCCAATGTAAAGGCCCTGGTGCAGCAGTTGGCTGCCACGGCCGAGTTGAATCGTCCGCAGGCGGCGGCTGCGTCGTACACGAGCCAGGCGATTGGTCACGATAGTGCACCGTATTCTGCCGCACACCCGCCTCACGACTGGGTGCGACCGGCAATCACTTTCTGGCTGCTTTCTGGTGGGCTCGGTATCGTCGCCGCGATCTTGAGTGGGACAGCCGACGAACTGCTGAAGAACCCGACGGCGAGCATGACGGTCGGTGCTCTCATCGCGCAGTGGTTCAACGAGTTGAAGGGTTCGCTTTCGTTCTATTTCAGAGGCGCGACCGAACACTCAACACAATCCGCGGCTGACAAAGGCACAGCCGATCATGGGAGGTATCCATCGTGACGCCACAACAATTTATTGCCGCGATCGCACCGGCGGCACGGGCATGCGCCCGGACAGCCCGAGTACCGGCGAGCGTCACGGTCGCACAGGCAGCGCTCGAGTCGGGGTGGGGGCTACACGCACCTGGGCTGAACCTGTTCGGCATCAAGGCCGACAGGTTCTGGCACGGGCCGTTCACGACGCAGCTTACGCACGAGGTTACTGACGGCAGGGTGGTGCAGGTCACCGCGCGCTTCCGCGCCTATGAAAACTGGCTGGGCAGCATTGATGATCACGCTGCGTTTCTGATCCGGAATCCGCGTTACAAACCGGCTTTCGCCTGCACGAACGGTCCCGCGTTCGCGACGGCAATAGCGCGTTGTGGCTATTCGACTGCGCCAACCTACGCCGCAATGGTGATCGCGATCATCCGAGCCCACCACCTTACTTTGCTCGACGTCGCCTGATCGGCCCAGAGCTGTCATTTTCCCGTTGTTCATGTCGCCGCCTCGAGCGGCTTTTTTTCTTTTTGGAGAAGCACTATGAAAACAGCACTGTGGATGAAGTTTGTCGCGACGATTTTGCTGATTGCCTTGTGGGCGCTGCTCGTTTTCTTTCGGGGAGCTGACCAGCAACAGTTGATCTTCGCCATCGGGCAGGCTCTGGTCGGGCTCGGGGTGTATCACGCTGCCAAGAACCAGCCGTCGAGCTCCTCGTCCTTGACGAACCTGATCACGGGTATCCAGTCGACGATCGATCCAGCAGTAACCAGCGAAGAGGCGCTGTCCGAGGCGGCAGCGCAAACGGCGCCCAACGCTCAGCCGGTTGCCGCAGCGCCGGTGTCACCGGTTGCCCCGGCGCCCGTGCCTGCGCAAGCACTCGTGGTGCCGCCGGCCGCCGCTGCCCAACCGCAGCAGCAGGCTACGTTGCAGTAACCATCACTGCCGCAAGCGCGGCACAACCCACTCTCCCGTCAATCTGTTACCGCGTCCGCGGCACAACTCCGAAGGACAACCATGAATCGCATGCTGCAAATCGCGGCAGGACTGCTCCTGCTCGCTCAAATCACCGCGTGCAGCACTGCGGCCCAGCAGAAATTCGCCGCTGTTATTGGCGATATCCAAACCCGCGTGGGTAACGCATGTGCCTTCTTCAACCCGGTGGCAACGGACGCGCAAATGTTGTACACGCTCGACCCCGATGTGGATCTGGCGATCGACGACATGAAGGCGCTGTGCGCGACGAACGCCACGATCGACGCGAGCACGGTTCAGACGCTCGCGCAAACCACGATCCCGGTTGCTGTGAAAAAGCTGGCGTCAATGCCCAACGTCTCGCCATCGCTCAAGCAGGAGATCGGCGGCGCGCTGACACTCGCCAACGGCGCGTTGAACGCTGCTGCGACGACGTATGCGCCGGCCACGCCGACGGCCGCATCTGCGCCGGAAGCGGCATCGACGCCGCCCGCTGGCGGGGCACCGATCCAGTAGCGTGAGGCGCGCCATGACACCACGAGACTACGCGTTACTCGCGCAGCGCGCTTACACGTCGCCGCCTCAAATAGGCGCCGAGGCGAGCGCCGCGCGTGCGATCGTGGAGGGGAGTGCGATCGCATTCCCTGGCACGAACAACATCGCGTGCTGGCTTGCAGATCTGGACGTTGAGATTGTGAATGTTCCGGATCTCGGTGTGCTGCACGCAGGATTCTGGCAGGCGTTCTGTTCGATCCGCGATCCGTTGATGGCGTTGCCGACGCCTGACGTGGCGGTTGGGCACAGCGAAGGTGCGGCGCTGGCGCTGCTATATGCCGGCGTACTGTGTCTTGCGGGCCGGGCGCCACAGGAGGTCTACGCCTTCGAGCCGCCCCGCGTCAGCGTCGACGACACGCTCGGAGCGCTGTTGCAAGCGAACGGCGTGCAGGTGCATCTCTATCGCAACGGTGAGGATGTCGTGCCTCTAGTACCGCGTCTGCTTCACCCGTGGCAGCACCCAGGGCCGCTTACCCCGATCGGCACACCGTCGCTGCCGGTGCCAAACGTCGAGGATCACTTCATCGAGCGCGTGATCGCGGCACTGTCGGCGTCGTAACGAACAACAATGGTGCTCGGGGTGCGGTTGGTACTCGTATGAAAATCAGTGAAGCCTTGTGGTCATTCCTTCGCGGGGGTGACCTTGATAAGCGGCTTCAGATCTGGATTGGATAGCGCAAGCAAATTGAGCGTCGCCCCGCCGAATTGGCGAGCAAACTCGTCATCGAAGGTGTAGTTGTAGTCTGCTACAGGCAGTTCCAGAGGGAACAGTCGTTGAGTGACGGCCAGCACCTTGGAGACATCGAGCGTGTACGAAATCAGCGCCTGTTTCTCATCTGACCACATGACCACGACACACCGTTTTTCCGGATGATTTGCCATCAATAGCCTCTGCACTGTTGGTAGTTTTCGAATGCCCGCTGTGAGCACGCATCCATGAACCGTTGCCCCCCCATTGCACTCCGAAAGGCTGTGCATTCGTCCATGTCGCGTTCGTACTGTGCAAAGCATTCAGCCTCGTCCGCCTCGCTGACGCCACGAGCCGCGATGTCCATCGCATCGCCCGAATTGGTATCGTCGGCCAGCTCGAACGGCTGCGCATCGCCAAGCGGCGTGTCATCACCCGCGCTGGCGTCGTCCGTGGCTGTGACATAGTCACCATCGAGCGCACCGTTCGCAACCGTCTCAGCAACGCCGAGCCAGTCGAAACCGCCACTAGCGCCTGCGCTTTCCACCGCCGTCGACGCGTCCCCGAGCGTCGGTCCACCGCTCACTACCGCTGATAGCCCGTAGCGCGCCGTTGGCACCGATGTACCACCACCATATGACTGGGGCCACCGCTCCGGAGCGGGCGCCGGCCTGAACGTCCTCTGATACGAGCGCCAATCGCGGTCGACAACCGGCACCAGCCTGCCGTCCTCAACGGCCTGTTTGAGCAGCCGCTCGATGCTCGCGTTGTCGGTGGGCAAGTTCCAATGTACGACGTTCAGGTGATCACCGAGGAACGAAGTGATTGCCATAATGTCGGTCGGGATCAGCCGACGGAAGTCATAGTTTGGCCGGAAATATCGCAAGAAGGTGCACCTGTCATCCTCACGCTGGCGGTGTTCCGCCTCATCCTCGGCGTCGCGCCTAGAAAGCCACGACCAGCTATGCCGGTTGGTTGACCTGTTGCGGTCCCGGTCTCGATCCCGTTCGCGCGCCCATTGGCGCCGGCGCGCCTGCTCTTCGTACTCGCAACGCAACATGAGGGTGCATTGCCAAGTTCCGATATCGAGTGGGACGTGGAGTGCGTTATACGACATGTGCCGTTCCCACCCGTGCGGCGGTTGCCGCGCAGCATCGCCCATTCCGGCCACCCCGTAATCCCATCGGCATAGGTCGTCTCACATTGGTCCGAGGTGGGTATTCGTATCACGAAATAAGAGCTTTATGTGCAGTCGTTGCAATCCTTGACAATGTCGAATGGGGGAGGTGCGGCTTCCAGCCGCAATTAACCATGGGAATTCCAATCGTGCCGTGGATCGGTGGCAAGCGCCGTCTCGCTGAGCATTTGTTGCCGCGCTTCCCGAAGCACGAATGTTATGTCGAAGTTTTCGCTGGCGGCGCGGCCCTCTATTTCATGCGGCCGCCGGCAGCCGTCGAGGTGATCAACGATATCAACGGTGAGCTGATCAACCTGTACCGGGTCGTACAAAACCACCTCGAGGAATTCGTGCGCCAATTCAAATGGGCGCTGTCGAGCCGCCAGGTGTTCAAGTGGCTGCAGGACACTCCGCCGGAGACGTTGACCGATATCCAGCGGGCGGCGCGCTTTTACTACCTGCAGCAAAATTGCTTCGGCGCGCGGATAGAGTCCCAGACATTCGGTACCGCAACCACGTCCCCACCGGGGCTTAATCTGCTGCGCCTCGAGGAGTCGCTTTCCGCGGCGCATTTACGATTGTCCGGCACGTACATCGAGCGCCTCGACTGGAAAACCTGTATCGGGCGCTATGACCGGTCGCACACGTTTTTCTACTTGGACCCGCCATACTGGCAGACGGAAGGCTATGGCGTGCCATTTCCGTTGTCCGAATACGAGGAGATGGCAAAGCTGCTTCGCACGATCAAGGGGAAAGCGATCCTCAGCCTGAACGACCATCCATCGATCCGAACGACGTTCGATGGCTATCAGATCGATAACGTCGAGATCGACTACACCGTCGGCGGTGCTGAGCACGCAGCTGCGCGCACTGAGCTGATCATTTACAGTTGGGACACAGCTGCAGATCCACCGGGCCTCTTTTGACCCTGGAACCGCCGGATCGCGTTAAATTACCGCTCCGCCTTATTTCTCACGCATTTGATGAAAGCCTGTCGACGTGGCGTTGTAATCGATCTTGACCGTGTTCCGATCGCGCTTCGTCTCGTCGAGGCGGCGCGTTTGCGGCTTCCCGAATGCGTGCCATCGGGCCGCTTCGATGTCGGTCATCCAGAAGCTGGTCTGTTTCATGCCGCCCCAATAGCCATCCTCAAAGAATTCCCACCGATATTCCCAGATCGGATCCATGGCATGCCCCTTCAAACACTGTATGGATGTACAGTATATCGCCATGCAAGGGTGTCTAATAATTGCCATTCCGTTCCCTGCAAACCCGCGTCGCTTCGTGCCAATTTCTTAGGCAATTCATTAGACACGTGAGCGCTCAAAGCCTTATTCTGAAAGGCTTAGATGAGCGTTTACATTTCTCATTTGGGATCAGAGGGTCGAAGGTTCGAATCCTTTCGCTCCGACCAAAGAAATCAAGGACTTACGGTGTCATGCCGTAAGTCCTTTTTCTTTTTCTGGCTCGGCCATCAAGACGCGCGCGGCTCCGGCGGCCCGCCGACGCCGACCGGCAGCGGCGTCGCGTCTGGATCGACAACCGCGACGACCTGCGCCCGCATACCCTTCTCGTAAGCATCGTCATGCAGCGCGATCGTTCGCGCGATGGCCGCGTCGCCGTGCTGGTGCATGAACACGGGGTCTTCGCTTTGCGTCGTGCGGGGGATCGTATTGCGACGATACGGTTCAGTGTGCATCAATCGCACCATCAAGTCCTCCGGAAAGAAGACCTGTCCGACATGCGCTACATGCTCGCCGGCGAGCGACGTGTCCGGCATGCGCACTTTGAAGTGGATGTGGTTCGTGCGTCCCATATAAAGTCCCGGAACGATCGTGCGAAACGTGACGTTGCCTCTGGTATCCGCGCGTTGAATTCCGCGAAGAAAAGTCAGCTTGTCGGTGGGCTGGCTTTGCGGCGGTGGACCAGGCGGTAGACCGTCGTGCGTGGGGCCGCCGTGCGATGGATCTCCCCAGCCAGTCGGCGGCGGGCCGGGCGGCATGGTGGGCGGACTGTCGCTCGGCTTCGCGAAGCCCGAATAGACGCCCCGCGCGTCGCAATGCCAGATATCGACGATCGCGTTGGCAAGCGGCGCGCAGCGGCGCTTGTCGATGATCGCGATATCGAGAATCAAAGGAACGCCTGCTTTTCCTTCGGTGATATCGCTGCGCAGCAGGTTGTCTTGCAGATAGTACGGTCCGATTTCCTGCTCCGCGCTGAGCTTGCACAGGCTCGCGTCCTGCGATTGCGCGGCCTCGCTCCTGAGCGGAAATTGAAGCGCTGTGCCGAGGGCGAGCGATGTGGTTAGGAAGCGGCGGCGTGAAAAATGTCTGTCGAAGATCAT